AAAATGAAAATGAAAATGAAAATGAAAATGAAAATGAAAATGAAAATGAAAATGAAAAATTAAAAGTTAAATATGATAATAATTATATTACAGATAATAGTATTAATTTACTAGATAATGTTCAATCAAAAATAAAATATATTATAAATAATAATGTAAATCAAAATGATGTAAGGTTAACTGTGAATAGTGATTCTAATGTTTTCTTTTTAAGTCTTTATTCTAATTATTTAAATATTATAAAACATTATAAATTAAATAAAGAAATACAATATAACATAATACAAACAATAATTAAAAATAATTCAATATCAGAACTCTATAATAGTAAAATTTTTTTAAATCAAACTTGGGAATTAAATAATTATTTATCCGAGATTGGTATAATTTCAAATATAAAATTATTAAAATATAATAAACATTTTTATAATAAAAATATAAACAAAATGTCTATTAAATATAAAAATTATATACTAGAACATCATTATTCCTTTAATAAAATGGCTCAAGATGAAGGATTTTTTAATCGCAGAAAAACATTTTTAAATAATAATATTCAAGTAAACAATTTACAATCTCTATACTATATTGATAAAATAATGAATTCATCTCGTAAAACTACTAATAATAAAACTAAATGCATAAATACAAAAATTAAAAATAAACAAAAAAAAACTAAAAGAAAAGTATCAGAAGAAGAAATTAAATATAATAAAATAATTGACACAAATGAAAAAATTAATAGAAAAATAACAGATTATATTTCATCTATTATATAAATTATATAAATAATTCATCTAAATTTATATCAGGTGGTTCTTCTATTTTAAATTCACTCTTTTGATTCTGATTATAATTATCATTTTCAGTATCTTCATCTTCATTGTCTCTTTCATATCCATTTAATGAAGATGTAGAAAACATATCATCTTCTCTATTTAAACTGGGACAATAAAATTCTTTAGTTTTATTTTTATTAAGAGCAAAACTTAATTTTTTACTTTTATGTCTTATTTTTAAATCTCTTTTAGATTTTAATGATTTTAATTTTCTTCTTTTAATACGATGTAATTGTCTTTCTCTAATTAATTTTTCTTTTAAATCACTTACATTTAATTGTCCTAATTCATATCCTTTTTTTTTTGATTTTTTGTGTTTCCTATATAAAACTAATGGATTGTTATTTTTCATTCTACTTGAAATTTTTTTACTTAAATAAATGTTTTTAGCTTTATCTTTTACTGATTTAATAATATCATCTCTTGTCATACCTCCAGAAGTTTTTAAAGCAATTCCTAAATAAACTTCTTTTCTGGATCCTATTTTTTTCATGTTGAATATTACCTTATATTTATTTTATATATTATATTATTATTTCTATTTTAGAATTTATACACATTTTAATAAATATAGTTTATAAATTAATTAAAATTAAAAAATGAATAATACCACTTTTAATTATGAACTTATTAATAGAGATGATTTATATAATAATAAAATTATATATTATCTTATAATAATATTAATATTGTTATTTAGTATTGGTTTCTCTTTATTTATAAATTTATATTGTTATGGAATATGTTGTGATTGTAAAAAAAATAATAGACATAGTTTTAGTAGAATATAAAATTAAAATAATTATTTAATGATTAATAAGTTTTTAAAAATTATTTTATTTATTATTTATATATTTATATATTTTAAATAGGTTTATATGTAAAATGAAAGAAATATTAAATAATGATAATAATACAAGTGTTAAAAATTTTATTATTAAAACCACTGTTATAACTTCATTAGTTGTATGGATATTGGGTAGTCATACTAGTAATTTTTTAAAATCATTAAGTAATTTAATAATAGATCCTTTATTTTCTATTGATTTAGATCAAGATGGAATACCAGATTTAAAAGAATTAGATAAATATAATGTAACAATTGGTAATATTAAATTACCATTTGGACGCATATTAATTGAATTTATAAAATTGGTATTTAATATAGTATGTGTGTTTATACTTATATATATTGCTATTAATTTTACAGATTTGGCCAAAAACGTTAAATTAGAATAAAAATTATTCATTTTGAACTGTAGTAGTATAAAGATACTGCATATGTTCTGGAACTTGTTCTGAATTATCAGAACTTATAGTATTATTATCAACAAGATTTTGTAATTTAAAAGCGTTAGTTTTCTTCTTTTTATCTTTTGCTATTCGCAATCTAGAAACATTAGTTTCTACTCTTTGACCATTAATTTTATCCATTAGATTTTTAGCATCATTAATATTATCAAAATGTTCAAAAATAATATTAGTAACTGTTTTAAAACTAACATTTGATTTTTTAACTGTTTGTTGATTTTCTATTTGTTTTCCTTTATAATTACCTTGTAATTTAACATGAGATATATCCTTTTGTTGAATAAAAGATAAAATACTATCACCTATATTTTTACGTTTTTCTTTTCTTACTTTAGAAGCTTTGTCTAATGTTTTAATTTCTTCTTCTAACTTTAAATATTCTTTTACAGATTCTTTAAAATATTTAATACACTCTTCTTCTGACATTTCTTCTTCTTCATCTTCTTCCTCGTTGTTATCTTCTTCATCTTCTTCCTCGTTGTTATCTTCCTCGTTGTTATCTTCTTCATCTTCTTCCTCGTTGTTATCTTCCTCGTTGTTATCTTCCTCGTTGTTATCTTCTTCTTGTTCTTGTTCTTCTTCTTGTTCTTGTTCTTCTTCTTCCTCGTTATCTTCTTCTTCTTCCTCGTTATCTTCTTCTTCTTCCTCGTTATCTTCTTCTTCTTCCTCATTATCTTCTTCTTCTTCCTCATTATCTGCTTCCTCGTTATCTTCTACATCATCATTTACATCATCATTTACATCATCAGCATTTGATTGATATTCTTCCTCATTATGAACTGCTTCTTCATTATCAGACATTTTAAATTATTTAACTTATTAATAATACTATTAGTATTAAATATAAATTAGCAATAGATAATACATTTTATTATTAAACTTATTTTAAATTAAATTAAAATTGAAGTTTTAATCTAGTTAAATGAATTTATAATAAACAATAACACAATAATGAATAAAGATAAGAATATAATAAAACCTACATTAACAACACATAAAAATTTAACAGGACAACTCTTTTATATTCATATTAAACAAATATTAGATGAAATATCAACTAAATTAAAACTAGATGACAACACAAAAGAAAAATTAAAACATCATATTTTTACTAACTCGGAATCTATATTTAATTATAAAACATATAACAAATATCATAAAATATTAAATCCATAATTGAATTATAAAAAAAATTGAAATTCAAAATTAAATAATTATATATAAAATTAAAATGTTTAAACATTTAAGGGCAGATAAAATCCAAAGAGATACTAGAGATAACAATTTAAGGAGGAATTATTTCAAAAACTACAAAACAAGGTCAGAAAATCTCCATATATCTCGTAAGGAATGTAATCATTATACTAAAAGGGAAGACCCAATTACTGATAAAAGGTTATATTGTTATGTTAAAACGGATCCTTTTTATACCGGTTTAAGGGGTCCCCATAAAAAGCTTGCTAGTAAAAAGGGTAAAAATAAGAAAACTAATTTATATAACATACTTCCCCTTTGTTCTAAGCAACCGTATGAAGGTAGAAATGAAATTAAACATCATGAGTTTTCTATAAATATAAAATATAAAAACAACTTACGTAAACCTCCAAATCCAGATCTCCCAATTTGTTTTATTTGTTACCACAATAACGCCGGTAGGGGTAAATATATTTTTAAGAATTGTATTCACGGCAAGGAAATGTGTTTATCTTGTGCGAGTTCCCTATTTAGTTGTCCATTTTGCAGACAATCGAGATAATTGAATTATTAAATATTTTATAACTATTTTTATAATTCTAATATTTAAATTATTTAAAACCAAATCCAAATATTTATATAACTATATTTTATAATTTGAATATACTTTTTTTAAAATGGCTGAAAAATATTTAGAAATGGATGATAGAGATTTTTATAAATTAACAAATACTTTTCTAGATAAACATACATTAAAAGAAAAAGACTTAAAACAAAAAGAAGAAGAAGAAGAATTTATACAACGCGTTTTAAAAACAGAAAAAATACAAGAAACATTAACACATAATGAACAGGCAGAACAATTAGTATCAAGTCTTAAAAAAGAAATGAAAGAAACTAATTGTAAAGATGAAACACTTAATGAAGATAAAATGATTGAAATAGTTAAACAATAATTTTTCGTTTTTACCCTTAATTTTTTTTACCCTTACAACAACTAAATAATCCACATACATTATCTAATACCTCATTTATTTCATATCTTCCTTTTGCTACATCAATTAATACATCAATGACATTTGGAATGATTTGAGACACTAAATTTAATTTACGTTTATGACTATCATCTAATTCAACCAATTTAGGTATTTTATGTGTAATTAATTTTTGAATGACTTTTACAACAACTGTTTTCTTTTCATTACCATTTAAATAATTGTAATTATCAACTAAACTCATTACCATACCCGCCATTATTGGTATATTAATAATAACGTTGTCTGCTTTATATTTATTCGTTCTAATAATAGTAACACATTTATCGATAAGAGATTCTACAATTTGTCCAATAGATAAATTCATATTATTATTTGCTTTTGACTTCATTTTTCCTTTTTTTTCAACACCTTTTCCTTTATTATTTTTAGATCCTTTTCCTTTATTATCTTTACTTGCCAAGTCAATTTCTTTTTTAGATGTTTTTAATATAGTTTCAATTAGACTTTCTAACATAAATCTAATAAATTCTTTATCGTCATTAGAAATCTCTAAATTATCATCAATAAATTTAAATATAATATTCATAACAATATGTTTCTTTTCTAGACCATCACCTGATTTAAATATTTCAACCATTTCCATAGTTCTTGCAGCATATAACATAATATTTGATACATCTAAATCCATGCCACGAAAACTGTCTTTAATATTATGAAAAATACTATCAGTATCATCTAATTCTTCTTTGTATTTTACATGTGTATCATCTTCAAATTTTTTAAGAGCATCTACAATAATTTTCGTAGGGGTTTTTTTAATATCTACAAATGATTCAGCACTTAAAGTATTTTTAATTTCTTTAACTGTTTTAGTAGTAGTTTTTACTGTTTCATTTGTATCTAAATCAGTTACAATTTTGATACCTTCAATTTCTTCATTATTAAATGACATATTTATTTTTATAAAATAATTAATTTATTAATTTATTAATTTATAACTATATTTTAAATTAAACTTAAATTATATTGTTTAAATTTATTTTTTATTATATAATTATTATTTAAATAGTACTTAATTAATTTAAATTAATATAGAAAAAATAAAATTCTAATTAATTAAATAAACAAAAATGTTTAAAAATAAAAATAAAAAAAAAGATAATACAAAAATAAGAACAAGTTCATTTACATTAAAATCAATTCCAGTTCGTGAGAATGGTGATAATTATTATTATATAGAAAAATTTGAACAAGCAAATGAAAAACAATGTAGAGAATATGATAAATTAAATCAATTAATATTTCAAAAATATAATGGTATATATGATAAAATAAGTAATAAAATAGGAGATTGTCCGTTTAAATTAGATAAAAAACCAGACCCTCCAAAAACACCAAATAATTACGAAAGTTTAATTAAATGGAGGGCTATGAATTCATTGAAAAATGTGTCTCAACAAACAATCGCAACACTCTATTTATTAAAACATGATTTTAATATTTCATTAGATTTTGATAAAGAAGGTATAAAACCGAGTGAGATAATAGATGTTGCATTAAAAGAAACAAATAATGATTTAGAACTTATGAAAGGCGAAGGATATGAATTATTAAAATTATTAAATTTAAATAAAGAACAAATAAATAATAATTTAACTAGTAATAAAAACATAAAAAAATTTAGATCTAAATCTAAAAATCTAGGAAGTATTTCAGGAAGTTCATATACAGATAATTTATCTAGTTCTTCATCTTCTATTGAAATTGATTTTGGATTTACAAATTCTAATTATAACTTACATCCATCAACACAAACCAATTACAATAACAATAACAATAATATAATTAAAACAACATCAAATAATAATTTACACGTAATTCCTAATAATCAATATGATAATCAATATGATAATCAATATGATAATCAATATGATAAACAATATGATAAACAATATGATAAACAATATGATAAACAATATATTGAAAAGATATCAAAACATAAACAACAATTAAACAATATAAATATGAAATGTGAAATACCAGAAACCCATACTAATCATGAAAAAGACAAAAATTTTAGAAATTTATATCCAACAATAACTAATACTAATTATAATAATGATAATAAATATCATAATAATAATTTTTCTTTACATTCGACCATACACCCTATAGAATCAATACCAACAGCATCCGCACCACCAGATTATAATATTTGAATTTGTTTATCTTTTATATTTTTGTTATAAATTTATTAAAAATAATATTATAATATAGTATAATCACATATTATATAAAATATGTATTTAACAAAAAACACAGTATATTTATTCCTTATTATATTTTTAATTATAATATATATTAATAATAGAAATAAAAAATATGGTTTTAATAATATAGAATCATATATTGATTTAGGAAAACAAAGTAAAGTAGATGATAAATATATAAATATTATTAATGAAAACACAGAAATATTAAAAGATAAATTAAATGAATTAAATCAATATTATATTTATAAATTATTAGAAACTATATTTTTAAAAAAAACAGAAATAAATATATTAAATCTTTTAATGAAAAATGAATCAAAATGTAATAGTAATTGTATGGTTACATCTAAACGAAACATTATATCATTAGAAGCAGAAATTAATTATTTGAATAATATGATACATAAACTAGAAATTAAAGATAAAGACACTTTTATAAAAAACCAATTAATTTGTATTTCAGATATAAATGCTAATTCTAATGAAGAATGTTTAAATATATTAGAATCGAATTATTATAAGGATACTAAAACCGATGATGAAATTAGAACAGAATGTATTACAAAATATTCCCTAGATAATATATTATGTAAAAAATCAACAGACGAAATTCGTTTTACAATGTCTAAAAATAAATGCATTGAAAGTCATAGCAAAAAAGAAAATAAATGTATAAAAATACCAGAAGAAATAGAATTTATGACACAACCCAATATATATAAATATATAAAAGACTTAGAAGAACAAATTAAACAACAAGAACCTAAATTAAATAGATTTTTATGTTATAAATGTATAAAAAAATTTAAAGATGGAAATGGGGAATTAAATGTAAGAGATAAAGAACAATGTAAAAAAGTATGTAAAAATATTATCGAAGATATTCAAGATAAGAAAAAAGGGGATTATATAATACAACAAAGATTATTTTTAAAACAACAACAATTGATTAATGAATATTATGAAAAACAATACAAACAAAGTGATGGTATTANATCTAAAACCCTACAAAAAATATTTAATGGAGAAGACGCTATTTCCAACAGTTATGAAGAAGATATTAATGACATATATAAATATATNAATGTTACTAAACACGAAATATCCGAACTTGAATTTAATGATTTATATTATAAAATAAATAGTAAATTAAATCAGGATATTAAATTAAAACAAGTAGATTTTGATGAAATGTATATATTATTTAACAATAATTATACAATTAAGTATATATCATCTTTATTTCAAATAATAATTATTTTAGAAAAAAAAAAAATTTTAAATATATTAAAAAATAATATTAAAACTATCAATGAAGAAGAACAAGTTTATCAAACCATGTCAAATGAAAATAGGGATATATTATCTCATGTTGGATATAATAAAGAATTGCCAAATAATGATTCAAACAAAAAACATTTTACAATACCAAATTTACCGGAATTTTATGATTTATTTAAAATACAAAAAGATTTAAGAGTAAATTATACAGATTTGGAAAGTTCTCCCCTACCCATTAAAAATAATATATATGATTCAAAATATCAACAAGTATCATTTAATTAAATTTCGTTTTTTGGTTTTTTTGGTTTTCGTTTTTATTCTATTTGTTTTTATTTTTGTATTAGAGCATAATTTTTTATTGTTATTATCTAATATTTTTAATGATATATTTTTATGTTTCTTTTTATTAAGTAATTTTTTATTAGTTAATGTTTTATATCCGTATTTGTGTAACATATTATAATTATAAAATCCTGTTATATAATTATTTTTATATACAAAGCCATATGGATATATTTTTTCAGTTATTTTTTCTTTATCATTAGTTTCTATATATTTTTTATATAAGATTTGATTGTTATATAATTTCTTTTCCTTCGTTCTTATTAAATGTAAAAAGTCATCATGTTTTTTTAATATATTTTTTGCTAAAAAATTACTATGGGAAACAATAACAATTTTAGATATTTTTTTAGGTTTTAAATAATTGTTTAAACAATTTACAATATTCTTTTCTTCTTCTCGTAATTCAATTAAATTATCAAATTTTTTATGATTTATATCACTATATAATTTATTTATTAATTTATCAAGTGTGTTTTCTATATTTTTACAATTATCGAGATATTTATATAATGTATAATTTTTATATTTTTTATTTTTCCCTTCTTTAATAAAATTATATAAAAATATAATACTATATTTTAATTCTTTTTTTAAATGACCAACTTTTTGAGGAACATTACCCCGTCCTATATCGAAAGCACTAGAGTATTCATTAATACCTTTTATAATTTTTATTTTACCATTGATAAAATGTTCTGGGAAATTAAATATTGCTGTTTGAATTGTCCTTTTCATTTCTGAACAAAATATTATCCTACAATCTTTCATCTTTTTTGGTAAATATGTTCTCATTTCAATTATTGTAAGGATTGATTCTAATAATATAGAAGGGTCTTTAATTTTATAAAACATTGTAATTTTTTCTATCATGTGTTTTATATTATTACAACTTACCGCATGACGCATCCAAAATATTTCTAAATTCATTTTTAATAAAAAAAATATAAATAATATAATAATTATATATATATATATATTAAAAAATAATAAACAATATTATAAAGTAAATATTAAACTAAAATGAATAGTATAGTAAATATTACTAGTGTATTATCTGTAATGATATCAATTAGTTTTATGATATTTTTATATGTTAGATATTTAAATAATCAAAATGCTAAAAATCCATTTTTACAAAATGAAACGAAAAAAATAGAATATCCCCAATGTCCTGATTTTTTCGAAAGTACCACTGATAATAACGATGATAAAGTATGCAAAAATGTTTATAAAATAGGTAAGTGCCGTTTGTCAGATCCATATACAGCATCATTTCTAAAAGATGATTTATTTACTAATACAAAAGACGGCAATTATTGGAAATGTAGATGGGCAAAAGAATGTGAAGTTCCATGGGAAGGTATAGATAATTTATGTTAATTATTAATATTATTAATATTATTATTAATATAATATTATTATATTATTAATTATATCTTATAATATTACTTCAATATAAATAAATTTTATTTCACTATTAACTTATTTTTTTTTTACATCTGTTTCATCTATAACAACACTCTTAATTAATTTATATTTCTCATATACTGGTTTTACCCCCTTATGAATAGGAATATCTTTTATACTAACAAGTGAATTAAAATCAAACGCATCTTTAACATAAGGATTAGATAAATTACGTTTTTGTTTTTTATAATCTTCTCTAGTTTTAACTTCTTTTGTATCTGTAGACCCGGTATTTTCACTACTTGTTTCAAAACTAAGAAAATCATTAATATTATTTTTTAATCCATCTAAATTCTGTATCATATTTTCNACTACTTGACTAACATATCTTTCTTCTAAATCATTTCTTGCTACCAATAACATTCTGGTTGAATATGTTTCTAAATTTACAGATGTATTGATATTTCTATAAGATGAATTGAGATTCTCTGTTTTATCAAAAATAATATGAAACATATTTTTAATCAATTTATCACGATTTCTATAATTTGTTATTTGTTCCCCCTTTTCAATATCAAGACTTTTAATAAAACTTTTTTCATTTTTAATATCAATAGAATTATAATTATATATATTTAAATTATTAAGAAGTTTGATTCTAGTAAGTCGGTATTGAGGTAAGAAAAATACGACATTGATATTGTCATTCATAAATTTATTAGTAGCATTCTTAATTTCATCCAGTGTCATATCACTAGTAATATTTACTAATGAAAAATCAATCATATTTTTAAGTTCATTTTTAGTATATATATCACTAATAGTCATAGTATTATTAAATATTTTCTTTATATTTAATATTGATTCTTTATAATTTTCATTTGTTTCATCTAGTTCAATTAATTGTGTATTTCTAATAGTATCTTTTGTGTTATCACTAGGTATAAAATCATCTGTTAAATCAATCAATTTATTTAATTCACTTAATGTCCCTTTCAAATAATATATGAACGTGTTTTTAGAATATACATCCCCGAGTGTTTTAAATTTTAAATTTTGTTGTTTTTTTATAAGAAATGGAGATTCATTATATTGAGTAATGATTTCATTATCTGTTAAAAATCTGATTTTTGCTTCTTTTATTTTGGGTGATATAAATCTACATTTCAGTGCCTTTGTAATTTCAAAAATCATTTTATTTTTTTTATTAGATGTCAAATAAATAATATCAACTTCTTTGGAATATAACGCATTACCTAATTCATTATAATTATTATATGATATGACTTCAACATCTTCATCTCCATTTGGATTAATATCTGTTAAATAAAATAATTTTAATAAATGATAATAATCCGAATTATATTTATTAAGAACACCAACTTTGATTTTTTTATCACTTGTCTTCACAATTGGATTAATGTCTTCATAACTTAATATACCACTATTTTCTCCCGTTATAAATAAAAATGATTGATGAAAACAAACTCCCAACACTGAAAAATTTATGGGTGGTAATTTATTATTCATAAGTTTGTCTTTAAAATTACTTCTAATATGATTATGATTATTAATATAATTAATCAATATTTCTTCATCAACAAAAGCCATATCTAATCTATAATTTGCATCTGATTCATCTATTAATTGAAATATATTATCCATTGTCCCCTTTGTATTAATTCCTTTTATTGGAAAAATATGTCTTTTAAAATAAAGCGCCATTTCGTCAAGGTAATTTCCTTCATTGACTAGACCCAAATTATAAATTGGTAATTGGTCTTCAATCATAATTTTAATTGCTTCTTCTTTTGGTAAAACAAGATTATTAAACCCTTCTTTTAATGAAAGTTTCCCTTTTATAATGTCATCTAATTTTTCTACTAAATCATATTTATTTATAAAAAATATTAATGCGATTATCATACATACTTTAACAAGTAATGATAACATTTTCGTTATTTTTATTTTTCTTTTATTTTTAAAATAATAGTTATCCTATATTTTTATAAGAATATAATAAAAAATATTAAACTAACTTTTTATTCTAATAATAAATAGAATAAATAGAATAAATAAAATATTTATATATCTTATAATTTTATTGTTAAAATAGAATAAAAATATATTAGAATATATTAGAATATATTAGAATATATTAAAATAAAATAATATAATTAAAATGTTAGTAAATAAAATATTTGAAAATCCATTAACAGTATCGCTTATACTATATGTTATAATAACTCTTATAATATATATTCGTAATCCACAATTGTTTAATAATGATAAAAGTGATGATGAATACGCATCGTCTTTTTTAGCTAGAAATTCTTGTATTATATTTATTATTATTCCAGTAGTTATTTATGGTCTAGTATGCGGATTAACTAGTTATACAAATAGAAAAGAATATTGTAAGTTATTAAAATCAAAAGAATTAGATATAAAAGAACTTATTCAAAAATGTAAAAAATAAATTATTTAGAAGCAACTTTTTTAACTTTATTTAATTCCTTTTTAGTTAATTTTCTTGATGAATTGCGTTCTTTCTTTTTAAGTTTAGTTTCTTTTTTACCCTTAGTTGAAGATCCCTTTTTACCTTTAGCTTTACCTTTAGCTTTACCCTTTCCTTGCGTGGTGTGTTTCTTTTTTGGTGAGGATGTTGTTTTCTTTTTACCTTTTGTTGATTTTCTTTTTTTTGGTTTTGAAAATAATCTAGAAGAAGAATCACTATCGTTATTAATCATAATAACAGGTTTAATTTCATTAACACTGAAAATTGTATCATTATACTCTTCATTCATCATAGATTTATTATATAAAGATGATAATTTTCTTGAACGTTTGTGTGATTTTTGTTTAGAGTGTTTTTTATGAGAATGAGAATGAGAATTAGAATTAGAATGCTTTCCATTCTTAACATTCATTCTATTGAAACTATGTCGAAACTTTCCATCTTTTGAACGACATTTGTATTCAACCTTAAAATTATCTTTTACTTTTAATTTATCATCTACCTTCCTAATATCATTCAAACGCACCTTTTTCTTTAAAGTTTGCACTTTATTTGTTTTTAAATTTGTTGTTTTAAACTCACATTCCATAATGGGATTATGCTGATTACTATTATTATGATTATTATGATTATTATGATTATTATGATTATTATGATTGCTATTGTTATGTCTAGAATGGCTTAATTTACGTGGAGGATTGGTAAGATTAAACTTATCTAAAGAAATTGTTCTATATTTAGAAGATGGTATGTCTTGTTGTTTTTGTTGTCTAGCAATTGTATTTAGATTTACCTTTTGACAACTCCTAGAATTAGGACGCATTAAACTACCAAACATTTTTATATTTAAAATTATAAGTTATATATTTATATATAAATTAGATATATTTTAATCTAGAATTAAAATATATAAAAAATTTAAAAAAATTATAATTATAAATCAAATAATGTATTATTCAGAATAACTATCAACTATATAATCTTGTATGCTAGTTTGTGGACTGTATTCATCGTCTTTTTGAGAGGTGTAGTCTCGGTCTATTTCCATTTTAGAATAAATGTCTTTAATACTGAAAAGATTATTTTTATATTTATCTAGTGTATATAATTTTTGAGTTTTATTAAATGTTTCTTCATAATCAAAATAACTACTTCCTCCTCCATATTTGAAAAAGAATTTATTCCGTGTTTTATCTATACTTAATGTAATAACGTGTCCCATACCTATATATTTAGTAGCTATATCGAAATAATATAATGTTTTATCTAATTTAGTAATATCTTCAGCATCTATAAACCTAAAATAACCATATAAAAAATCACTCCCTTCTTTCTTATGTGATTTTACCATATCATTATATGTAAGCAAAACCCCTAAATCATTCATATCATCTAGATTATATTTTATTTCAATAATATAGGATAATATTTCTGTTGGTAATTTAGGTAATCTATTTCTATCTTGAACCAACTTGAGTTGTTTAATATAAATCTTACTGTCTTTAAACGCGTGTTTTAGTTCTGAATATAAAATAGGGACATCTTTATTATATGAAACAACGTTGTGTATCATCTTATCTATTTCGTTTAAGTTATAATAGGGTTTTAATTCTCGTTTATCATCTCTAGGCATTTTAAATGTGATACTTAAATGGAATGAATTTATAATCAAATTCTTGAATATGAAAAATGTAAAACTTAATTTATATAATGTAAAACTTTATTTAAATAAAAAAAGGAAATGTGTTTTTAATTTTATTTTCTCTTTTTCCTTTTTGTTTTTTTCCTTTTTTTTGTTGTAGATTTAGATTTCTTTCTTTTTGTTTTCTTACTAGATGCTTTTCTCTTTTTTGTTTTCTTTGATTTTTTCCTAAGATGCTTCCTAGATTTCCCCTTACGAGCACCACCTGCGTTTCCTACTGCTGCTGCTGGTGCTGGTGCTGCTGCTGATCCTGTTGAAAAAGATACACTTTTGGATGATGTTGATGGTGATGTGGATGATGATGATTTTAATATTCCTTTCGTCGCATTTTGTACTGTAGGTGATGACAGTTTTCTATTATCAATTGTAGTTAATTTAGCTTCATCTAAAAGTTTTTGTAAATTCCCTTTATAAACACCAATATCTCTTTTAATACTTTTTAATACATCCTCAGTTTCTTTCGAAAGTGTATCACTCATTTCACTTATATCCTTATACTTAACTGTTAATTCTTCTATTTTACTTTTCATTGCACTTATACTAGAGTTTAATTCATCAGTTATTGCTTTACTTTCAGTTTTATATGTTTCTAAATCTGATGTTAAGGTTTCTAACTCAGTTTTAAGTTTATCTAATATTTCCTGTTGAGTCGTATATTCATCATTAAATACTCCTTCTATTATTTCATGTTGTTCCTTAATTTTTTTGGTATAATGTTCTTGTGCTTTTTTTGTTTCTTCAGCAATTTTAACTTTCATTTCCTTTTCTTTAAGAATTAATCGATTCGTATTAATAACTATATCATATTCCTCTTGAAATCTATCTAAACTTTCTAAACTGTTTTCATAATCACCTTTTAATATTGTAAGTGTTTTTGTTAATTCTTTCCTTTGTGATTTTCCTACTTTCATAATTTCGTCTTGTAATATACTTTCTTGTTCTTGTTGTATAATTAATCTAGCACTATCTATTTTTATTTTATTTCTTTCTCCTTCTGCTTTAATTTTAGCAACATCTGCTTCTATTTCTTCTTTTAACAATTCTTCATTTTTTATTTTTTTTTCTTTTTTGTCTTCTTTAAATATTGCTTCACTTTGTTTTAATATTTCTCTTGCTACTTTCGTACGTTCGTTTACAAATGTTGTGTTTCTCATTTTAAGGGCTGTAGCTTTTTGTCGTTCTTCTATTTTTCTTTTTTCTGTGGCATCTTCTTCTTTTTGAAGTTCTTCTTCAATATTTATATATGCATCATTTATACTTTTACTTATTATAAATAAATGGTAACCTTCTTTAGGATTTTCATCCTCTACAAACACTAAATATGTATGACGTTTACTGTGTTCAAAAACATCTTTTATTTTTATTTGTGATGAACTATTTTCAGTTAAGTTTTTTATATCACCGGTAAACATTATCTTTGATAGTGTATTATCTGCATCTTTATCAAATAATAGGGGGGGTGATGTTTTTTTATGATATAATAATTTTCCTTTATGTTCCCCTGAACCTAATATAAATAGTAATTTATTACCAAAATTAAATTTGGATGCATCAGAAATAAATAGTGCTTTAAAATTTTCATAATCTGGATAAGTATCTAAATATATTTTTGGTATTTTTAATTCCAACGCATTTGGACATTCTTTAAAAACAGTTTCATCAAAATGTGGAATTTCACCTAAATTATATTCATAAAATATTTCATTGATAGTTTTTTTAACTGGTATAGCACCTATTCCAGAATTTAAAAATTGTGTCAAATCATACTTACCATCAGAACCATTTAAATCAATAATTGCAGTTAATTCATCGTTTATTTGTGTTTTAAGCAAGTATTTAAGTTTTCCTTCGTTAACTGTTTGTTTTAATAATTGTAATAATTTAAGACTTTTACTTTTGGCTTCTAATTCGTTCAATTCATATTTTAAATCTTTGGATGATTGGTCTGCTGATGCTGATGTTGATGCTGATGCTGATGCTGATGTTGATGCTGATGCTGATGCTGATGTTGATGCTGATGCTGATGCTGGTGCTGATGCTGATGATGGTGCTGATGTTGATGATTTAAATTTTCCTACGGCTTTATTTACCAATATAGAAGAGCCAATATCTTGCATAAGTTTTTCCCACATAGTGTTTAAAAGTTCTTTTTTAATTCTAATAAGTTCTTCAGAATTTCCATCTTTCATATCGGTTAATGCATCTTCTCTTGCTTTATAATTTGTAAGATTTGGTTTTAATTTTTTCTCTAACTTAATAATACTTTTTATAAATTCATCATCAATTACGTAGTTTTCATCAAATCTATCTAGTTCTTCACCAAATAGTGTTCCACAATATAGTAATAAAGACTTTGTAAATATTTCACTAATTGTTTTAAGTTTATTTTGTATGTCTATATTTACTTCTTGATTTATTTTTAAATTTAATTGTTCTTGTATACCTATTAATAATGAAAGATCACTACATTTATTATTAAGAGATAAATATTCTTTTAAAAATTCTGGTAATTTAGTATCATTTTCAGGATCATAGTTATCCATAATACGTCTAATATCGTTTTCTATATCTTCTTCTTCAGTTAATCCTTGGTGTTCTTCTAGAATAGATCTTGCATTTGACATCCTTCTTATTAAACAATTTATTTATTAATTTGTCTTATTATTTAATATTTAATTATTTATAATATTACTGAAGAAAAAAAATATAAAAAAATTAACTAATTAACAATTATTTATTTAGAGGTAGTTATGTTTATTATCCCAAAAGTCACCATTTGCTTCTTTGTCCATATAATTGTAGCCACATCTTTGTAAGTAATCAACATCTCTAATAACTAAACGAGAAGGAGACCCGCCACGAATCCAACCATCTTCAGCAACTTCTTCAACTAAGTGTTCTGGATTTTGAACATTTTGGTCTAAATGTGGAACCAATGGAACCATAACACGGTCTAAAGTAGATGCACCAGATAAAACATTACAAGGTCTAGTAGTAATAGTATCTTCACCAGGAACCAATCTGCTTTCAATATTCATATCACCAAATCCACGACCTTTGTAAGGTGCACCACCATTTGGTCTGTGAAATAATTGTTGAGGACATCTTGGATTTTCCTTAGTTTCACCAAATCTCATATCAGTATCTTCATCAACAACATCATTTGGTGGTCTAAAACCATTTTTAAAGGTAATCATATGGTTATTTGTTGCGATATCCATAGAGTTTTTAATAGAAGTATCACAGTCAAAATGATTAGCAATTTGGTAATTACCAGGTCCTACACTTTGACCAGTTTGAACGTCTAAATAACATTCTTCATCGTGGGTTTTTGTTTTAACATTCACTTTAAAAGGGGTTGAAACATCTTGATTAACACAATTTCTTTCTTCATTAAGAAGTGTGTTATTTTTGTCATAGTTTATTTCATTAGTACTCATATTTACGATTTAAGATTTGAAAGTTATAAATTTAATTAAAATTGTAAGTATATATATATTAAATATATTAATAGAAATTATTTTAGACAAATAATAATTAATTCGTATAAAAAAAAAAAAATAAATAATATATCATTTTAATTAAATAATGACCTCAATTGATTTAGATTTCGAAATTACATCACATTCACAAGAAACAAATTTAATTAATTCTATTCAAGAGATACTAAATATTAAAAATGTAAAACTGAATAATCCTTTAATACATGATTATATATTTAAAGTTTTTAAAAAAAAAATAGAATATAATGAACTTCATATCACAAAAGATGAAATACAACATTCAAGACCTAGTTCTCCGAAAAGAACAAATACCAACAATCTCAATTTACAAGAAACTAATTATTTAGATATGAATAATTATAAAACAAAAAATCAATTGAATGAAGTTGTAAAAAAATTTAATAGTGATAATACTTCACTAGATTGTAATTTAAGTTCTAATAATTCTAGTGAATCTTCAAATAACAATAGTGATAACAATAGTGATAATGATAATGATAGTGATAATGATAATGATAATGATAATGATAGTGATAGTGATAGTGATAGTGATACATCAATATATAGTATAGATAGTGAAAGAAGTATTACAATGTTACTTAATAATAAAAAAAAAAAGGAAGATACTTTGAAATTATTTAATAACCATCATTATAATTTAGTAACTAAAAATAAACTAGAAAGACTAACTAATATTTTAAAACAATTTAATGATACTAATAATATAGTTTGTGAATTATATTTAAAATCGTCACCATCTCTCCATAAAAATTCCTTTATTAAAATATCTCCTCTTATTGAACCAATACATTATATTAAAACGTATCTTCCATCTACTTCACAAAATAATGATTATAATAATAATCATCTAATACCCAATACTTATACTCTTTCTCTTGTAAAAAAAATAAATTCAAAATATAATTCTTGTTATATTGAAGCCCTAATGGGATATTTGTTAAATAAATTAGTTGAAACAAACACATGTATTGGATATCCTCTTTTTTATGGATGTTTTACTGGAATAAAAGAAAACATTCATTTTGATATTAGTGAAGATTATGATGATATAAAACACAAATCTTGGTTTAAAACTAAGGAAAAATCAAATCTTTTTATTAAAAAAACTATATATGAAGACGAAAGTAGTGATCAAGAAGAAGAAGAAAATAAACAAACAGAACTAGAAGAGTTATTACATTTAAAGGATTTAGATATTCTAGATGATAAATTGGATATTGATATTACACCAGAAGAATTAGAATTAAATTTAGAAACAAATTCAAATAAATCCTTATCTCTTAAATCAAATCATTCAACAACATCTACATATTCTATTAATTCCATTAATTCAAACAACTCTTATACTATAGATAATATTTCAGAATGTAGCGATGTTGATTTTAGAGATAAAATAGATGTAGTTGAATTTCCATCATTTCCTATAAATGCTAGTATAATGGAGAAATTTGAATTTACACTAGATGAACTTCTGGATGATATAGATTATGAAATGTGTGAGGATGAATGGCTCTCTATATTATTTCAAATAGTTTTTAATCTTATGGTCGCACAAAAACATTATAAAATGTGTCATAACGACCTTCATTCTAGTAATATAATGTTTGAAAATACAGATATATCACATCTTTATTATACTGTAAATGGAACACATTATAAAATTAAAACATATGGTAAAATATTAAAAATTATAGATTTTGGTCGTGCTAGTTTTTTTTATAATAACGAATGGTTTATAAGTGATGTATTTAGCGACGAAGGAGACGCTGAGGGACAAATAGAATATCCAAAAACTTCATATTTCAATCCAGAAAACTCAAATAATCCTATTAATTATAGTTTTGATTTAGTAAGATTAGCAACAACTATTTATGAAAGATTTGATGATAATAAAAAAATAAGAAAATTTCTTAATAAATGGATGAAAGATGATTTTAACGATAATGTTATTAATCTTGATGATGATTTTAGTCTTTATATTCATATTTCTAAATATTGTCATAATGCGAAACCCAGTAAAGTTATTTGTGACCCAATCTTTAATTTATTCACTATTAATAAACTCCCTTTAAAATCGTCTTTAACTGAAAAAGAACTATACCATATTTTTACATATTAATCTATTTTGATTTTTTATATTTCTAATAATAATAATAATAATAATAATAATACTAATACTATTACTATTATAAATTTATGATATATAATATAAATTTTACAAAAATACTAAATATACCATTACTAATAACTAATAATATACTTTATTGCTTTATTACTTTTTATAAAAATATAAATAATAAACCATTATATTTTTGTGTTTATTATAACAATATTTTTATGTTATATAATTGTTTTTTAACATATTTAATAATTAAATCAAAATATATCAAAAAATTAAAATAATATAGTATTAAATAGTAATATAAAAGTTAATTATTAATAATAATTATTATTAATACTATTAAATTAATATATTGTTTTAAAAAATAGTAAAACTGTTTTAAAATATAAAATAAAATGCCTGGTGGTATAATGCAGTTATCCGCATATGGTGGTCAAGATTATTATTTAACGAGTAATCCCCAAATTTCATTTTTTAAAAATGTGTATAGGCGACACACTAATTTTTCGATGGAAATGATTGAAATAGAACCAAAAACGTCTAATACTAATTTAAAAGAAACAACAGAAACAAAAATAGATTTTGTAATCGAACGTAATGCCGATTTAATAAAAGAAATATATTTTGTTTTTACACTTCCAGATATATATTCTGATAATACAACAAAAGACTATAAATTTCAATGGATTGATAGAATAGGAGAATATATTATTAAAGAAGCTACATTTAATATTGAATCTCGCGAAATTGATAAATTATTTCCAGAATGGATGCATATATGGAATGAACTCACATGTGATGAAGCAAAAAAAACCGGATATAATAAAATGATTGGTAATATATCAGACCTTACAAATCCACTTAAAAGCGATGGTTCAACATACCCATTTGATAATAGTAAAATTCGCCAAAGCATCAAATCTAGGAAAATATATGTTCCCCTCCCATTTTGGTTTACTTATTGTCTAGGAAGTGCTCTACCTCTCATTGCTCTTCAGACGGTTGAATGTAAAATCAATATTACACTACGACCATTTAATGAATTATATACAGTAATAGATAGTTCTTTAAGGAAAAAACCTCCCTCATCAACCTACAATTTAGGAGTGTTTTCAAGCAGTGGTTCAACCATTACATCATTAGATATTTCACCATCTATTGAAATTAATTATATATTTTTAGACAATGATGAAAGAAAACGTTTCGCAGCAGCAGAACACGAATATTTAGTAAATACTGTTCAAAAAGTAGAAAATACAATTACACCAACTACAAATAGTAATGGACATATTGATGTAATAGATTTGGAAATCCAACATCCAGTTTCAAATTTAATGTGGATATTACGTAGAACTGATTTTAAAAGTAGAAATCAGTTTTATAATTTCACAAATTGGCCAGATAAAACAATTGATCCAGTTATAAACCCTACAGATTATGACGAGTTTGTAGCAGAAGCAACATTTGATACAAGCAATATTAATTCATTAAAACACAAAGATATATTAAAATCAGCAACACTTAAATTTGATGGTGTTGGGAGATTTAAAACAAAAACTATGGAAATGTTTTCGCTAGTAAATAATTATCAACATATGAAAAGAATACCCGAAGATGGAATATATGTTTATTCCTTTAATTTAAATCAAGATATAACTAAACACCAACCAACAGGTGCGTGTAATTTTTCTCGTGTTACTAACGCCCAACTTGAATTAACAACTGTACCAAAAGAAGATTCAGGTTCGAGTTATGATTATGATATAATGATATTTGCCCTTAATTTTAATGTATTACGAATCATTGGTGGTATGGGTGATTTGGAATTTTCTAATTAAATAATATTCTATATTCATTAATTTTTTTTTGTTTTAATTACAATATTTAATTATATTTAATTATATATATATATTATTTATAATAAAGTAAAAATCAAAAACTAAAAATCAACAATTGACAATGGTAAAAGATAAAGTAGAAGAAAAAGAAGATTTTAATGTTTTAAAAGATATGAAATCTGGTAATTTTGAATTATCTATCGAAGACCATATTATAAAATTCATATCTAATATTTTCATTATGGGCGGTGTATTATTTTTATTAATGATAAATTTTATTTCATTATCTTGTTGTTTAACAATTAATAAAGATGTTAAAATGTCTGGTAAAATAGTCGGAGTTATATTTTCCTTTTTATTTGGATTCATTTATTTTACAGTATTTATATTAGGTAATCATATAAAAAGACAAAACAAAACAATTGAATTTGATTCAAATAATTTATTTCCTTTCTAGATATATTTTTTTCTAATCATTAAGTATAGGGAATTTAAACTTTTATTTTAAAAGATATATTCTGTCAGATATATTTTTATAAATATATTAAAAAAATATATTTAAAAACTAAAAATATGATGGAAATGAATATATTAGCTCACGAAATAATAAATCCATTAAATATTATAGTTGGTTGTGCCGAACTTTCTAAAGTGGAGGTTGACCAATTAAAGAACAATAAAATTGCTTCCTATTTAAATACAATTGTATCTCAAAGTATGAAGTGTTGTCAATTACTGGAACAACAAATTAAAGAACAACGCGAAAATATGAATATAGGTCATTTGGATTTATCAGACTTATTAATTATAATGATTAATAGTTTAAATGACCACCCTTTTGTGGTATCTAGTAAGAAAAAAATTATATTAGAAAAAGACACATCTAAAACATATGATATAAGCATTTTAAATGAAAACAAATGTTATCTCAAAATAGTAATCAATAATATGTTAATGAATGCGGTAAAACACTCTAGTTGTGAAAATGGTAATATTACTATTTCTATAAACCATCTCCCCCAAAACAAACTAGAGTTGCGAATAGTAAATTGTATTGATATTGAATCTAAAAACGCCACACAACAACCCGAGGAACACTATTTCACTAAAAGTCATTTCTTGGGATTGAATATCATTGATAGCTTAGTCAAAAAAATAAACGCCGACTGGAATATGATACAAGACGACAATAGTATCATCACATCACTTATTATATGATGTATTGTTTATTTTATTATATTTTATTATATTTTATTATATTATAAATATTTTAATTAATCTTCTGATTTAATCTTCTAATTATTTATTTGTTTATTAATAATGGTTAGTAAGAAATCTCAAAAAAGAAAGGTTGTGTCCCGCAAAACAACCAAAAAACGTCCTATTATGAAGAAAAAGACTTCTCGTAAGAAGAGCAAAAAACGTCGCGTAGTGAAGAAAAAAAGTTCTCGTAAAAAGAGTAAAAAGGTTATTATGAGGGGGGGGGGTGGAGACCAAGCTACTAAACACTTTAATATATTTAATAGTTTAATATGTTTTAAATGTAAAAATATCATCAAAGTGGATGAACTCTATTTTAAGTCGAAACATCTTGATGACAAGATATATTATCATGATTCGTGTTATTCGAATATTCAATAACAATTCCAAACTACCTAATATAATTTCTATTTTTATTATATTTTATTTATTTTTATTATCTTTTATTATATTATAAATACTTTAATTAATAGTTTAATCTTCTAATTATTTATTTGTTTATTAATCATGGTTAGTAAGAAATCTCAAAAAAGAAAGGTTGTATCTCGCAAAACAACCAAAAAGCGTCCTCTTATGAAGAAGAAAACTACTCGTAAGATGAGTAAAAAGCGTCGTGTAGTGAAGAAGAAAAGAAGTTCTCGTAAAAAGAGTAAAAAACATCGTGTAGTAAAGAAGAGAAGTTCTCGTAAAAAAACTAAGAAGGTTATTATGAGGGGGGGAAATTGTAAACACATAATTACACCATGTAATCAAGATACTGAAACAAAAAGGAAAAAAAATTATAGAGTACAGACAATGAAAGTTCATCCTGACAGAGATCCAAATTGCGACAAAGAATTCAGGATATTAGGTCTGATGTGTGACACAAAAAACAACTATGCTCCTAGTGAAGAAATTGGATTATATGATAATTATTTTTTAAAAACTCATTTAGAAAATGATAGGGTTGAACTGTTTGTTACGAAGTATATACCTGTTTCAGGTAAGGAACCTAAGATTGAGTCACTAATGTTGGATGATTTTAATATAATGAAACAGAATCTTAAACCCTACGGTCTTGAACCTAGTGATGTTGGTATTAAAAAACAACGTATAAAACCACCTACAATAGAAGAAGCACGAGCACAAGCAGAAGCAGAAGCACGAGCACAAGAACAAGCACGAGCACAAGAACAAGCACGAGCACAAGCAGAATCAGAAGCAGAAGCACTAGCACAAGAACAAGCACGAGCACGAGCACAAGCAGAAGCACGAGCACAAGAACAATCACGAACACAAGCAGAAGTACCACCAACACCAGCACGGGCTGATTATCTACCAACACCAGCACCAAGACCAGCTTCAACTTTTAAAAAAACAATTGAAGAACAAGAAGAACTATTTCCTATTTTAACTATGGAAGAATTTAATTCTAAATTTGATGACATAACAAGTCAACGAAATATATATTTTATTGTTATTAAAAAAAAACCAATAAAATATACGGGTGATAATATTACTATTTATTTAATTGACGATACAGGTAAAATAAAAAAAAAGGAATTAGAACTTCAAAAATTTACAACTCCACAACTTGAAAATATGTTAACCTATATTTCAAGAGAAATTCGCAATTTTATGAATGAAAATAATTATAATTTTCAAAAATTTAAACCATATTAATTAGATGAATTAGAATAATAATTATCTTTTTTCATATTTTCCTTTTCAATAAAAATATATTATATTTTATTATATTATAATTATAATTATGTCTTCAAAGAAAACAAAAAAAAGAAAAACAACCAAATCTAAAACATCTAAAACTAAATCTAAATCTAAAAAAGAGAATTTGTTTCTAGTGACGTCTCGTTTGAATGTTCCACAGCGTAAATATTGTAAATGTTTAATGAGTGTTCGTAAAACACAGAAAAATCCATACCCTATTTGTATTCATTCACTTCGTAAAACTAACCTAGTTAATTATACACTCAAATCCACTAAAAACGCGAAATTTCAATTTAACCCATCGCGGACAAATTGTATTCTTAATTATGACCTCGCAAAATTCGCACTAGAAGACGTTCAACTTCTAGCAAAAGAACGCAAAATACCAATAACATATCTTGACAAAAAAAAGAAACGAAAACCATATCAAAAAAACACATTAATCAATAAATTAGTAACCAATTACCTCAAATATAATAAAACACAACCCAAAAAACAATCCAAATCCAATAAATCTAAATCAAACTCTAAAAAGAAAACCAAAACGAAAAAATAAAAAAATTAATTATGACTATTTCTAATTATTAATCTAATTATTAATCTAACTATTTATTTAATGTGGTGTATTATATATTCTATAAATATTGTCGCAATTCTTTTACTATAGCAATATGACTATTATATGCTAAATTATATTCAACCGCCCAATCATATGCGGTTTTCATGTCCATATCTTTCATATGAATGATTTTTTTATTGCGTGAAATAAGCAATTTACACATTTTTAAATCTTCGTTTCCAACAGCATGATGTAATGGTGTTTCACCATAAATATCTGTTTTTAAAAGTTCATTTTTATCGACATTATCAAAAAATCTATAACACCGTTCTTCAACTGCTAAATGTGATTGTGTTTCTCCATATCTTAATCCAAATCCTATATTTTTTGGTCTGTCAACCATTGTTAATACTTAAATACATTAAACATTTTTAATTCAATTTTTTCATTATTTGTCTATAATATAATAATAAAATACAGTTTATTAATAATAATTATAAATCATTATAAATTATCACCTACACTAATGCGATTTCTTCTCTTTCGTAGATAGTTTTCTTTTGGTTTTTTCTTTACTCCTACAATATTATTACTGTTTGTTACTTTAGTCATATTATTTACAAAAAAAGAACTACAAAAAAAGGCATCTAGTAATAATAATAACCATAAAACTATTATTAAACAATAAGATATAGAAACTACACAACTTACGATCATTTTGGGATACGCATATAATTCAAATAACCGTATTTCCATAAAAGCAGTTTTATTGTTTTCTATGAATGACTTACCAAACATAAAATATATAAAATTCATTATTAATTCTGCACCCATCAATAAGTAAATAAAAAATTTAGGACTTGATACATCTATTAGTTTTTTTTCAATTACTCTATATCTTTCATTTGTATATACATCTATACGATTATTACTACATTTAGCGTCAATTAGCAATTCTGCTATTTTAAATATAAAATAAATTACAACTGGAAAATAAAATGCATTTATCCACCCTAAATAATTATATATGAATTTATTTTGAATTATAGTATCATATTCTACTATATTTAATTCTATTCCAACAATTATAAAGTATAAATATAAAACAATTATTCCTACATATATTAAAAATTGCGTAATCATTTTAATTCAATTAATTATATCATCATAAATATTTATTAAATCATATAACAACTTCATTATAAAGTCAGATGTATTTTTATATTTAAGTTAATATTTTTCCACATTATTTTTTCATTTTTTTTATATATAGTGCAATTATAAATTACTAGATATTAATTTATAAAATTAATTTATAATTGCACTATATATAAAAAAAAATAAAAATAAACTCAATATAATGGGAGATTCTTTTGAGGAATCAATTAAAAAACGGTTGGACGAACTAAATAATGTAAGTTGTACTAGTTTTAGATGTAAACAACATAAATATATAATTATTAATCAAATTGAAAATATGATACTTTATTTAAATGAAATAAATAGAGTTGAAACTAGATTAGTAGATTTAAATAGTAATTTAGAAAATAATGGAACAATATTAGAAATAATGAAAAACGAAACTAAAGATAGTGATAATTATTTAAGTGATCAAACTAATCATTTTTCTGTTGAAAGTTATCAACTAGATGAATTAAATAATAATAAAAACATGATTGATAAAAATATGAAATTATATCTAAATCAATTAAAAAAATTATTTTATATAATATTAACACTAACCATTATATATTATATTTTAATATCATTCAAACCCCCTAATCAATAATATTATGATTCAATGTCAGATTCAGAATCATTTAATTCATCGTCATCTTCATCATCATCACCATAGTTTTCTATAACCGTCCAATCCTTCCAATATTTATTTGAACCACCTTTTAATTTACACAATACACGAATCATTTCAGTTTGAAAAGTGTTTCTATTGATATTTCTAATTTTATGATTACATTGATCAGCATATTGTTTGAAAGTATCAAATGCCTCTCCAATAGTAAGACGCTCACCGGCTGTTTTAATAAGACAGTCCTTTTTAAATCCTTCATAAATATTATAACCACTTTTATATTCATCTATGGCGTTTTTAACTATTTTAGGAAGTGGTATTTTAAAATCATTTTTTTTTAATTTTTTAAATCTAATAATTAATTCATTAAGAAAAACTTCTTTCCAATTACCAAATTTAGTTTTAACACTATAATCTTTAACAAAATGATTTTTATATTTCGTTGGATTATCTAATCTTACATCGCTATAATCGCAAAACTTTGAAATATACGGCGATACACGAATTCTACGCCATGTCCCTTCATCTGTAGAGCCGATTTCTGGTTTATCATTACAATTAAAGAATAACATATATTGTGGAGTAAATGTTTTTTGTGGTTTATGAAGTTCTCGACAACTTAATTGAGTGCCGCTAACTGCTTCTTTCATAACACCTGTTTTAATACTTTCACCTTCATCTGGTTCTTCAGAACATACAATTCTTTTACCAAGTAATACAGCAACCGCAGGAGATGCTGCGTTTGCGTCGCTCCTACTTTTAGTTAATAACGCCGGACTAGCAACGCAATAATACTCACCAAAAACTTCTGATAATAATTCAAAATTAACACTCTTTCCATTACTACCACTTCCAGTGCATACATTAAAAGTTTGTATATATGTTTTTCCACTTAATGATAACGCCCAAATATTCATCATATACTCTTTCATTTCAGAATTTGGAAACAGTTTATCTAAAAACTCATTTAATTCTGTATCATATTTTTGATATTCTGGATCACTAAAACGCACTTCATCTGTTATATAATTATTTTTACTAGAAATAGAAATCATATCATCAGGAACTCCATCTCTAAAAGTACATGTTTCGAAATCAAATATTCCATTATTACAATGAAATACATTAGGATTACTATCTAGTAATTTATAAAAGTCTGGATCGTAGAATTCTGTTGCTAATTCTTTTACCAAGGTTGTTCTTTTGGTTGAGTTTTCAAGATAAATAACGAGATTTTTTGCTATATCAATACTATCTTCTAAATCACTTTGATTCAATTTCAATTCCTGAACCGTTTTTCTTCCTTTTTCAAGAGTTGAAATATTATTACTTAATTCTGTTGTATTCGAATTAAGTAGATCATCCATAGAAGAAATTGGATTATGTTGTTGTGTTGTTTCAAAAGCAGTTATTTTATTAATTTCATCCTTAGTTGATTTAATATTTTCTCTACAATTATTATAGAATTTTTTAAAGATTAATAATATTTTATCTTTAAGATACATTTTTATTTTATTTCCTTCTGTATCAACTACCCATTTATGATTTTCATAATAATACCATTGGTTGTTTTCAATTGAAACAAAATTGATATGACTTTCATTATCTATTATTTTCTTTATCTCTTTTGAAAGTGTAGAATCACCAATCCTATCTTTATAAATAGGTTGTTTGAACACATCTATAATACCTGTTAAAATTTCTAAAGAAATAAGTTCAGAAATTCTAATAAAGTCTTTCTTATTATCTAAAAATGCGAGTTCTTTTAAATATTTAATATTAAATTGATATTTATTGTTAATATAATTTCTCTCAAATAATCTCCAAATATTTTTACATCCTTCCTCATCATATTTATTTTTACCTTTCTTACTAAATTCTATGAAAGCAAAAAACCCCTTATTCCAATCAATGTTATAAAGTGCTTGACCTATTTTCCACCAATCATCATAATTAGAAGCTCTATTACTATCTATACAAGACAATACTTTATGAAGAAAATCTAATGTTATAGAAGTAGATTCAGGTTTTTTTAGATTACGAGGTGTCGCATTTAATTCTCTTGTAATTCCAAGAACTTTATCAAACTTTTGTTGTTGAGACGACTGAGAACTTACATTTATTTCACTTTGTAAATTTACCAAAATAGTTTCATTAATAGGAGGAACAACTTGTTTAATTCCAAAATTAGATAATTTATGAATTAAACTTACTTTATTTTTTATATAATTTTTAAGTTCTAATTCTTTTCTTTTAACAAATTTAATATTTTGTGTATTACTAATAATATTATTTTCTACTAAAGAATTAATGTCAGAAATACTGCTTTGTTTAAATTTAAATACTTGTGATATTTCATATGGTTTGGAATATGGTTTTCCTGAACCATATAAAAACCATGCATTTGTAGATATAACAGAAGCATCTAACACATCTTCAATCTTATTTAATTGATCAATTTCATTAATAATTTCAATAAATCGTTCATTCTTTAACATATCTTGTCGCACTTTATGTAAAATAACAACCGGAAATACAAATGTTGGACATATAATATGAATACCATCTTTAACAATTTTAGAATCTTTTCTTGTATGAATATATGCTGTTTCTCTTTCTAATAAAACAAACTCCATACTTTCAATGACAAAACTATTTTCATTAGGAAATGTTATGTGTTCATTAAGATTAACATATTTTTTTAAACAATTAATATATATATTAATAATTTTTTTCATATGCGATTCAGTATATTTATGTTTTAGAAGCGTATCTTTATCTGATAGTTCCAATTTATGATTATAATTATATTTGAAATCTAAATCAATCTTAATCACATTATGATCCCTATAGGTATCATCAAAACCAACTAATTTATCAATATTAAAAGGAGTTTCTAAGAAATATGTTTCGATATTTAAATTAAAACAACAGTCGTTATATAATTTTAAAAATGATTCAAAATCTTTTTCACTTTTAATGAAATATTTACCATTTGAAAAATTAGGTCCAGGAATTGATATAATATTTGCCTTACTACTATCAAAAACCTTTCTCTTACTTAAAAACTTTTCTAATTTATTTTTTGGATTTGACATTTTTAATTTAATTATTAATAATTATTTTAATTTTAAATATTATTATTTAATAAATTAATAATTAAACAATACACGTATATATAATATATTTATAACTCGAAATATATTTTCAATTTTATTTTTATTTTTTTTTATTAAAAACTAAATATTTAATTATTCTTAAATTTATTAAAATTTATAAAAACTCAAAAAACTAAAATTAAAAGCTAATAATATTCTAAATATAAATTAACTATACTAATTTAAAAAGTTCCATAATCTTTTTTGTTATTACCACCTCCTTTCTTTTTTGATTTAGACCTTTTTACTTTCTTTCCCTTTTTTGATTTAGACCTTTTTACTTTCTTTCCCTTTTTACCTTTCTTTCCTTTACTTTTGGATCTAAATAAAAATCCCCCTTTGGATTTTCTTTTTTTGGGTCCACTTCTTTTCTTAGTAGTATTTCTTTTCTTAGTAGTATTTCTTTTCTTAGTAGTATTTTTTTTCTTAGACCGTTTACTTTTGGATCTAAATAAAAATCCACCTTTGGATTTTTTAGGTCCCTTTCTTCCCTTTCTTTTTTTAGTTACCTTTTTAGATGCCTTGCTTTTTTTGGATTTACTTTTTTTGGATTTACCTCTACTGAAAATACCACCACCACTTGCTGAATAATTAGTTGAATAAGCCATATTTAATTATTTATTTATTATATATATATGTATATATATATAAGAAGAAAAAAAATAAAACTGAATTAAAAAATAAAAATAAATTAAAAAAACTAATTGTTAAAACATTCTAGACAAAATTTATTATTATATTCTGAATTAATATTATTAAATGTTTTTTTATTTAAATATGTTAATGAATTTATATTAAGTTCTTTCTCTATATCAACTATATTTCTACGAGCAGCAATTAAATCTTCTATATCTGGAAAATCAACTCCATAATTACAAATATTAACTATAGGAGGAGACGCAGACATAAAATGAATTTCTTTTGGTTTATATTCTCTAATAAATTTAATTAAATATTTAACAGTGTTTCCTCTTACTATACTGTCATCAACTAGAATTATTTTTTTATCTTTGATAAATTTTTGATTAAACTTTGATATTTGATATTTATTCTTACACGCATCTAGTCTCTTTTTATTATTATCTAAAATAAAAGTGCGTTGTTGATTCTTTGGATTTTTTTCTATTAATTGAATATAAGATGCATTTAACGCTTCAGAAAAAGATTGTGCTTGAACTATTCCTGATTCTGGTATTCCACATACTATTATATTATTCAGTTTATTTTCTCTTTTTTTATCGTATTTATTATTTTTATCATATTTAACTAGAGACTTATATAATTTATCTTTTTTCTTTAATTCTTCAAATAATAATTTACCTATATTAGTTCTAAATTCTAAAACTGATATATCATTAACGGTTGTATTTTTACGCATAAAATAAAAATATTCAAAAATACAATGTTTTTTAACTGGACTATATATTTGAGACATCAATTTAATATTTAATGTTTTATAATCCATTTTAACTATACAACCTGGTTTTATATCTCCAACTAATCTATAATTATCATTAAAACAACAATTTTCACTAGAAATTATAATAGATTTATTATTTTCTGATAATCCATAAACTAACGGACGGACCCCATACTTATCTCTAATTACCCAACATTCATTGTCAAATTGTATAACAATACAAAATGCTCTATCTATTAAAGAAACTATTTTATTTAATATTTTTCCAATAATAATAGTTTTATTAGTTTCATTATTTATATTTAATTCTTTAATAGATACATTTCTAGTATATTCTTCTTTTAATAATATTATTAATCTTATAAATAATAAACTATCATTAATATCTATATCTAATGCTATATTTTTATTATAATATTCTTTTAATTTAGGATAATTTATAAATAGTTTTTCCCAAATGAACATAGGAACATTACCATTATAAATGAATGCTGTGTCATTATATTTAGAAAAAGTAAACGCAATTGGTTGTGTTAAGTCAATAAAAGAATTGTTAATATTATTATTATTATTTTGCTTTTTACCAGATGTTGAATAACGAACGTGTCCAAACCATACTTTACTATACATGTTTTTGATTGTATTACTTAATTCATGTTCATTTATTAAACCATAATGTTTTTCAATATGTAGTTTATTTTTTTTATTATCTTCTTTTTTTATATATGACAATCCATATGATTCCCGTCCTCGATGTTGTAGTTTTATTAGAGATTCTAAAACAGTTTTATAATTAATTTCTTCTTTTCCAATAATTCCAATTAGACCACATTCAGTATTCATTTTAATATAAATTTTTCAATAATACATCTAGTAAATAAATATATTAATGATATTATACTTATATAATTAAATGTTAAAGAAAATACTTATAAAATTGATTTATTAATTAAAATCAAATAATGTAAAGAAAAAACAATTAAGTTGTTAAAAATGTCATCATTATCCAGAAGTTCTAGAAGTCCCTTTAATAGAAATCAAGAAGAATTTTTATATTATTTAGAAGAATACGATAATTCAATAATAGACTACTATGGTATTGATAATCCATTTTTAACTATAACATTTAATCCTTGCGATGATTTCAATGAAATAAATATTATTTATAATAGAAACTCACAAATTTTTGAGTTTCCCAGTTTATCTTACGAATTAAATAAAAAAATTAATGATTACACTAAATGTAAAATTAATATTACACTTAAAATTAATAATGTAGAACATTTTCCATTTCAACCACCATTATGGTCACTAGAAAACATTGAATATTTTATACCATCTGGAATACATATAAATATTGAAGAGTATTATGAATACTTAGTTAATTTACATAATGAAAATTATAAAATAAATAAAAGTTGGGTTCCTGGAATGCAACATGTTAATTCTGACTTATTAAACTTTATTATTATTGCTAATACATTTGATTATCTGTAGAATATTTAATTATAATTTAATTATAATTTAATAAAGAAAATTAACATAAAAATAAATAATTTAATAATCAATTTAAGATTTTTTTCTTTTATATATAGTAATTGAAATATAGTAAATATTATTTAATTAATATTTATTATATTTTTATTCGAATAATGCCAGGATGTCCGAGTGGTTAAGGAGATGGACTTAAGTTCCATTGGAGTTATGCTCCGCGTAGGTTCGAACCCTGCTCCTGGTAACAGTATAGATCCAATGGGTTTATACACTTTAAATGTTTAACATTTAATTAAATTTGTTTCAATTATTAAATATTTTCGTTTATATTTTAAAATTAAATTACTATAGTATAGTAAAGAGGATTATTAATTATTTAATATAATTAATTGTTTTCTTTTCCAAAGCCCCTGTGGCCAAATGGCTAAGGCGTCTGACTTCTAACATTGAGTTATCAGAAGATTGCGGGTTCGATCCCCGCCAGGGGTTTAATATTTCTTTATGAAATATATATTTTATTTATTTTCTGTTCTTTTTTAATCCTATAGTTATAAAACTAACTATTACAACGGCCATAAAATTACTAATAAACGTTACTACAGGTATAATATAATCTTTCATTTTAAATTTATCATTTTTTTTAAATATTTTATAACCCATATATAAACCAATATCTACCAATGGAACAACAAATGACAAAGCGATTGAAATACCAATTATTAAACCAACATCACTTTTTTCTATAGAATAATGTAAGAAAAAACATACTATGAACGGTAATAATATTGAAAAAAATAGAGTAATTGGATGATATACTAATCTTTCTTTCATATAATCTGAAGGAATATTATAAGATACTAATTTTTTTGCTTCATTATCATATTCTTCTTGCGCTTCATTTTTTGTTGTTTCGGCAGTTATAAAATCAGTTTCTTCTGTTCCTGCTTCTGTTCCTGTTCCTGTTCCTGTTGCTGCTTCTTTATTTTCTTTTGCTGTTATGTAAATAATATTAGCTGTTTCAAAGGCTTTATCGACATCATTTTTATTATTTTCAAACGGTATAAGTTTTTTATCGTCTTTATCTTTTATAAAAGAAAATAAATACCCTAAAATAAGAGATAATACAATAGGAAGTCCTATTCCAATTAAAGTATATATTAATAATGATATTACCGAAATTTTTTTAGTATACATAAAACTATTAATGATAGAATAATAAGCTTCTGATGTTGGTGCTAAAATTGTTGCGACTAATAAAGTTGTAGTGCTATTAAATAATAATCCATAAACAGCAAATATAATTGAAGCTAATGTTTTAAAAAATATATTTAATTATGAAGGTAACATCTAAACTTAATTTATTTATTATAATTATTAAATAATAATATTATAATAAATAATAATATTATAATAAATAATAATATTATAATTATTTCTAACATTAAAACTAATTTTTAGTTATAATAATATTAATATTATTGATTAATTATTTTTAAAACAATTAAATTTAATTTAAGTTTTTTTTCAAAATTATTTTCTTTTCTTATATTATAAATATATTTAGTAAACTTTTAATTAATTAATTTTTATTCACAATGGGAGGAGGTTTAATGCAATTAGTCGCCTATGGCGCACAAGATATTTACCTTACAGGTAATCCACAAATTACTTTTTTCAAAGTTGTCTACCGAAGACATACTAATTTCTCTATGGAATGCATCCAACAAACTTTTAACGGTTCTTCTACTTTTGGAACAGGAAACAATACTGGAACTGTAACTGTTTCCAGAAATGGTGATTTATTATCAAGAGTTTATGTTAGAGTTGATCAAAACTCTACAGATGGTATTTCTGGAGACCATCTTATAAAAGATGTCACTCTTGAAATTGGTGGTCAAGAAATTGATAAACACACAAGAGAATGGCTCCAAGTTTGGGCTGAACTTACAACTCCTGAATCTAAAGCTGCTGGATACAAATACTTATCTGGTGGTTTCACTAATACTTTAGTTAGTGCTGGTGGAACTAATCAACAATCTGTTATGGTTCCTCTTCAATTCTGGTTTTGCAGAAATCCAGGTCTTGCTCTTCCACTTATTGCTCTTCAATACCACGAAGTTAAGATTAAAGTAAATTGGGGAACAAAAACTGAAATCGCAAGAGATGGTAACTTTGATGTTTCACCTGTTCCAACTGCTGAATTATGGTGTGATTACATCTACCTTGATACTGATGAAAGACGAAGATTCGCGCAAGTTTCTCATGAATACTTAATTGAACAACTTCAAAATCAACCTGAGGGCGCATCATCTTCAAAATACAGAATGAATTTCAATCACCCAGTTAAAGAACTTATCTGGACTAATACTTCTTCTAATATTACTAGTCAAAAAGCAAAAATCATGCTTAATGGACACGATAGACTTTCTGAACAAACTCGTGAATACTACCAAATCAGACAACCACTTGACCACCACACCGCAGTTCCTGGTTACAATATTAAAGAAACTGAAAGACCACAATTACTTACTACTCCTATTGTAGTTACTTCTAAAACAACAGCATCTGCTGCCGATACACCAAATGCTGATGAAGAATTTCAAGTTCTTGCTGCGACTACATCTAATCTTAAATTATACTCTACTACAGCAACAGATGTTGATATTAAAGTTGGTGATGTTCTTTCAATAACATATGTAATTCTTGTGGATAGTGATGCTGGTGTTGGTGATGAATCTGTCAGTATTTCAGTTGTCGTAGATGCTATTGTTACTGCTCCTGCTGATGCTGCTGTTGCTGTTTACACTGTAAGTTTTGCTGCTGGTATGGGTACTGCTGATACACCTGTTGCATCTATTGCTGGTTCCGGTTCTATTACTGTATTAGCTAGAACACAAAACCCAACTTCTAGATGCTCTCAACTCGCCAAAGATGTTAATGTGTATTCTTTTGCTCTTAAACCAGAAGAACACCAACCATCTGGAACTTGCAATTTCTCTAGAATTGACACTGCACACTTACAATTTAGTACAGCTGTTACTGTTGATAACATTTATGCCGTTAACTACAACGTTCTCCGTGTCATGAGTGGTATGGGTGGTCTCGCATACTCTAACTAATTTTATTTAACTATTTATTTTTTATACTTTTTTATTTTAATTTTAAATATTTATTTAAAAAATTCAAAAATTCAAAAATCCAGTAATATTAATTTAATTCAAAAAATCTAAATTAAATGCTTTCATATCTATATTTCCATCTTTTAATAATCCAGTCATCTTAGTCATAATATTTTTAATATTCACAACTAATTCTTCTTTATTTTCACATTTACTCATATCACATTTCTTCATATCGCATTTACTTTCATCGCATTTACTTTCATCACATTTACTTTCATCACATTTCTTCATATCGCATTTACTTTCATCACATTTCTTCATATCGCATTTACTTTCATCACATTTCTTCATATCGCATTTACTTTCATCACATTTCTTCATATCGCATTTATTAGTAATTGTTTCAATAATATTTGGTAATAAACCAGGTACAAATTTTTCTAATATACTTTTAACTAGTTTAGTTCCAGTATTATTGTCATTATTTAAATCTACATTTGTTGCTACTTTAAAATCAACATCTACATTATCAACACTCATTTCATTTTTCATATCACATATTTTATCTTTCATTAACATGCATTCATCAATAAAATTATATTCTTTCTTAATATTATTAGGTTTTTTCTTTCCAAAACCTAAAGGACAACCAGTTAAATAATCAACAACAGTATCTCCCATAATCATATGTTTCGGTTTAGAATCTATTACAATAGGACAACTACTGACAGAATTAGTTAATCCTTCACATATATTACTTTTATTATTAAGAACTTTTTGAAATAGTGTAAATACTAGATATGTCAGAACACAATTAAGTAATAAAATAAACATAAATATCACAATAGGATTATTTAATAATCCAAATAAACAGTTTTCATTAATTATATCCATTTGTTTTAAGCATAAATTATTTTGAGATTTAAACATAGTACAAGAAGGAGAAATTTCACTATCTAGTGATTGTAGTAAAACCATAACTAGAAATGCAAGAACAATTCCAAATATAATATTCACACAACTACTACTACATATTTTATCTAAAGAACCAACATCTAATTTTGGTAAGGAAAACATATTATTTAATAAAAACTAATTATACGATTTATTAATAAATATATAAATTTATAAATATATAATTAAGTATATATTTTATAACTAAATAAAAAACACAAAAAAAATAATATATTAATTATATAATAAACTAAAAAAATAATATTTAATAAAAAATGAATAATAATAATAGTGTTCCCGTAAAAATAGGATATTATATTTTATTTGTTATTATAATAATAATTTTAATAAGTATAATTGTCCTTTTATATGGTTGTATATATAAAAAAAAAATAGGTTCAGCATTTAGAACAAAATTAAGTAATGCTTTAACAGATAAAAATTTATTAACTAATCATACTACAGGAAGTGATAATTATATAGACCCTTCATTTATAGAAATATATAAAAAAAATATAAAAGATGAAACAGAAATCTTATCTGAATCTAGTAAAAAAAAATATATTGTTTCAATTGATAAAATGGAAATATTTGGATTAAAATTTTTAGGTATTGCTTTATTTATAATGTTAGTATCATTAAAGAATCAAGAATACATTGAAGATTTTACAAATGAAACCTCCGTCAAACTTGGTAATTTAAATGTTCTAATTATATTAATTATAGTAATTATATTATTTGCTATAACATCTTCAATATATTTATTTATTAAATTTTATAAAATGACAAAAATATTATCAATAAAATCAGGAGAGTTACAACTTTTAAAACAAGGATTATTATATGAACCTATAACTAATGCTATTATAGCAGAAGGAGGAGAAGAAGCAATTCTAGGTAAAAAGGTTAATATTATAAAGATATTAATAGAATATCAAACTATATTACGTGAAACTGATGAAGATTTTAATTTTATTTATCCCAAACGTAACAATCAATTAATAAATAATATAGAAAATAGTATAGAAAAAGGCGCCTCTACTACCCTTGTAACTACTAATGATATTAATGAATTTTTTAATGCTAACATAAATAATAATTTACCTGCTCCATTTAATGGAGGTGATAATAAATATTCTGAAATTTATACAAATACAGCATATATGGGAACTATTATATCAGGTGCATCTATGTTGGTATCTATTATAAGTTTACTTGTAATATATAAAAGAGCAGAATAAGTATAATTATAAACTTAAACTATAATACTATATCCTTTATCATTTTTTTTGAGATGTATTTGACTACTACAATGTTCTTTGATTTGTGAAAGATGTGAAATGCTTAACACAAAATCAAATTTCTCAACCAAAAAATCAAATATTGTTCTAACATTATTAAGGTTATTATAGTCAAAACTAGTCCAACCCTCATCAATAGCAATAAAATTTGGTTTTGGTAATTGAGATATATCTAGTAATGCTAACCTAATCGCTAAACTACTAATAAATCGTTCAAATCCACTTGCGTTATTTAATAAGATTAATCTCCCATTATAAATAGGTCTATCAATATAAATATCGATATGATTATTATCAACTTGAACTTTTACAACAAAATTAGTACAAACGGATAATAATTCATTAATCTTACTTTCTAATCTAGGAACCACTTTTTTAATAATTACAAATGGTAAATTTTTGAGAGCATCATTATATACTGTGTAAATATTTAACTCTTTTTCTATATCTTTCATTCTCTCTATTTCTTTTTTATGCTCATCTAGTTTAGTATTATTCCTAGTAAATTCTGTCTTAGAAACATTTAATTTATATTCAATCTTTTTTTCTTGCTCTTTAATAAGGTCTAATTGTTCTCTCATTTCTTTTATGTCGGTCTTATTTAATTCATTTTCTTTGTATTTAGTTTCTATAGTTTTATAATTATTTTTATTTTTCTTAATTGTTTCTATGTCATGATTAATAATTTCTATTTCACTTTCACATTGTTTAAGCTTTTGTGAAATGTTATAATATTTAATAAATAATTCATATTCTTTATCACGCTTTTCATTTAATAATACACGTTTATGTTTTAAATTTTCAATTTGTTTTTCAGTTTGTTTATTTTCATTTTGAATAGAAATATCGTTTTCATAATCCATTATCCACTTACTTTTATCTTCAATCTCATTTTCAATACTTAATTTCTTCTTACTTAATTTAATTAATATAGTATTACTACTTTCTTTATCCGATATAATATCATTTTTATTAAAAATTTCAGTGTTTAATTTCTTTATCAGTTTATTCATTTTAATATTTTCGGTTCTTATTTTACTTTCAAGTTCCTTTATAGTTTCAATATATTCTTCTTTTTTAAAACACTTATCTTCCTGTTCTGACTGATAATTTTCCAAATATTCATAAATAGATGTATTTTTATGTAAGTCTTTATATTTATCTAAATCAGATGTTGTATAGAGTTTGACCTTACCTTTTATAAATTGTTCTAGTTTAGTATTTTTTTCTTTTAATTCTTCTTTTAATTCGTAAATGGGTTCTTCTTCTAATAATGTTATAATATCTGATGGTAAAGTTTCTTCATTACATTTATTAATAAAATCCTTTTTATTATTAATTAATTCATTATATTTATCTATTATATCAATAATTTTTTTAATTTCATTTTCATATTTTATGATTAATGTTAATTGTTTCTTTTTATCATTTATTTCTCTTTGAGTTGTTTCATAAAGATTTTCATTATATGATTCTGATTCTTTATTATTATAAACAGTTAAATGTTTAATATTAGATATTAATTTTTCAATATCAATATTGTATTTATTAGTAGTAGATTCTCGGGTTTTAACATATTCATTATGTTTCTTTTCACAATCTTCTCTATATTTTTCGAATGCGTCAAATTCCATTTTATGTAATTTTTCAAATCCTATTTTATTATCATTATCATCAATATCAATTTCATTATCATCAATATCAATATCAATTTCATTATCATCAATATCAATTCCATTATTATTTTTATTTTTTATAACATCTAATAATATTTGAACTTGCTTTAAGTTAATAATTTTAAGTTGGTCTTCATATTCTACTAATTTTTCTTCTGGATTGTCTCCTATTTTATTTTTAAATATATTCATTTCTTCTTCAATATTAGGTATTAAATCAACAACTTTATTATTAATAATTGTGTCTAGTTGTGATAACTGTTGTTTTAAATTCCTTTGTATAGTGTCATTTTCTTTTAAATCCTTTACACATTCACTAATGTTTTTATTTAATTGTAAAATAGATTCTTCATAACAATTATTTTGTAAATGTTTATAAATAGCTCGTTTATCAGCAATCATTATATTTGATTTCTTTTGTAAAACACCAATAAAATCCACTTGTAAAATTCTTTCCAGTTCTTTTTTCCTAGCAGTATTTTCAGCCTCAATAAAATTACAATTATTATTTTGAAGCGAAATATTTGTTTGAATAATATCTTCATAAAGACCTACATATTTTAAGATCGCATTTTTAGTTTTAACAACAGTTTCTTCTGTTAATATTTCTTTAATATTTTCTTTATTAATTCTATAAAATTCTATTTTACTAGATACACGTCCCTTATCTGTTTTGTTTCCTTGTTTAATAACTACATAACGCCAACTACCTATTTTAAATATTATTTTACTTTTAAAATTGTTTTTTCTGTTATTAACAATATCTTTTACATTCCCTTTTCTGGGAAATTTATCATATAATGTAAAGAGAATAATATCAATAATCGCCGATTTACCCATATGATTAGGAGCAATAATACCCAGAATGCCCTTATAATCTTTAAAATTAATAACATTGTTTTCTCCATAAGAGAATAGATTGCTAAATTCTAATTTAATAAGTTTCCATCTAGCATTTAACCACATATCATTTTGTTCTAGTTGTTTGTTTGATATTTCATTCAGTTTTTTAACATATTCAATATTTTTGTCTGTAGTGCTAGTATAACGTTTAAGATATTCTTCAATTAATTTATTTTGATAATCAATATTAGTAATATTCATTGTAATTTCCTTTTTAATATCACTTTGATTTCCATTTGAACAATCTTGATAATTCACTTCTAGAACATTAAAATTGTTTTTAAAGAGTGCTATAATTTCTTGAAGTTTGTTAAAGGGTGTATTATCTAGTTGTAATCTTAATCTAATATGTGTTTTTTTAAGTTTCTTTTGAATAGTTTCTACATCGTCATTACTAATTTTACTATTTTTAATTTTATGTGTATAGAAACAATAATCATTTTTAATTTCTTGAAAATGGGATGTGTTATTTTCAATATCCCAAACCAATACTCCATGTCCCTTAACTGTTTCTCCATGATTTTGTTGAATAAGCGAACCCGAATACGCCATTGTTTTTTCTTTATCTAGGTATTGGTGTTTGTGAATATCTCCCATTAGTGTATAATCATAACCCTTGAATGATTCAGGTGTAATTGTTTTATTTGTTTTTTTAATGGTTTCTCCACTAAGTTTAGTTTTATTAAATAATATGACACCATTCACTCTTCCGTGAAAGAGACATATTTTCTTCTTATTTGTTCCTTGTATCAATGTAGGGTCAATAATTAAATAATCTTGAACCGCAGCGTGACTCCATACTATATTATTGAAATAATAAAGACCGCTTTCTTTTAAATAATAAAGAGGCAATTCTTCTCGAATACCATTACGAATAGGTGTTAACGCATCTAGACGTTCTTTATTATTTACATTCATATCGTGATTACCAGCGATCATAATAGTTGGCATAAGTTCGGCACATTTAGTTAAAAATTCACGTGTAATTTCTATACATTCGGGCATAAGTTCCGTTTTACTATGAAGAATATCCCCTGTTATAACAATACAACATTCTAAATCTTTATTGGTCTCTAATGGAATATTGTATTTTTTCTTTTCTTCTCTTAAAAAAGTATATAAGTTATTAAAAACATATCTGTATTCATCGTGTTTGGATTGTAAATTGATATGAATATCTGAAATGTGATATATTCGTTTTATGTGTCCTTTATAATCTATGTATTCAGTATGATAGTCCATAATTAAATATATTTATTATGTATGATATATTTTAAATTTTAATATTAACCCCAATAATTAATATTAACCCTAATTATTATATAGTCTAGTTATTTTTAATTCATTTAATGATTATACTAAAAATAAAATTGATTTAAAACATCTAGCGATATTAGAATTAATATAAAATACAATATAATAAATAATATAATAAATAAAAATGAGTGAAATTAATGAAGTAATTGAGGCATTCGCAAATATTGAAGTAAATGATATTAATGATGTAAATGAATTAACAGAACCTACAGAATTAGAATTGAATAAAATATATACTATTAATCTAGGAGATTTATCACATGCTGGATTATCTCATGAAGAAGTGAAAAAAGTTTATAAAAATGGGAGTCCAGCATCTTTTATAATGGAACCAGTATTACCAAAATGGTTTAATAATTTAGTTTATCATAATAAAAAAATGAGAATTAATATTGATGATGAAGAGATTCCTATACAACCTGATTATATTGATATAAATAATGAAAATATATTATATGACCAAAAATCATTTAATAAGAATGGTGGTTCTTTTGTACGTAGTAAGATGAAAGGTTGTGGAAGAACTAAAAAAGAAATAGAATTTCAAAAATGGGCTAAAGCACAAATATTTATTTGGACTGATATTTGTAATTTACCAGAAGTTAAGGTTATTGCTTTAAGTGGAGAAGAATGTTTAAAACGATTTCCAAAGGGAAATATTACTTATAAAAAATATGATTTATTATTTAACCCTAATAATAATTAAATAAAAAAATTATATTATATTAAAAATATTAAAAATCTTCCTAAAATCATTAATGATTATTTTGACTTGTAATTTTATTGAATTCTCTTATTAATTCTTGTTTTGATATTGATTTAGGTCCAACTGTGTTTTCACTAGAACTAAATTTAATATTTTTAAATTTTTTTATAAATTCTTCTTTTTGATTAGTATCAAAATCATCAATATTATCAAATTTTATAAAATAATGGGATTGCTTACTTTTACCAGAAATATTAGTATCTACAACCCCAGCATTTATTCCCACCCTGCGAAAAGAAATATCACAAATAAGGTTTTCATCTTCTTTCATCGTTTTAAAACTGTATCCAATTGGAACTAATTTATCTGAAACTATTCTTTTTTCTTCTTTCTTTTCCCAAATTTGAAAAACACAAGGAACGTCATATTCAATATCATTCACTAGAAAAGAATTAGTAGGTAAATCTTTTTCTTCGATTAAATGAAAATGTAGTGGAAAGTGTTTTTTCAAACTATCTTTCTTAAAACTTTTTGGAAGAATAAAGGAAATAGTATTACAAAATTTACAAGAATGTTTAATGAATTTAATTGCTAGAGATGATTGTCTACCAAAAGGCGGATTACCAATTATATGTTTTTTTTCATATTTTTCAAATGCTTCAAATTCTAATTCTAAATAATCTTGTTTATCAATATCATCATGTTCTGGTTCTTTATCATAAAATTTGTAATTATCACATAAAGTTTTAATACCATCTATGAATGCTCCATTTCCAGCACTAGGTTCAATTATTAAATGCTCATTATCTATATTAATTTTATTTTTAATAGTTTCTATACATAAATCAACTACTTCTGTTTTAGTATAATATTTGTCGATTACATTTCTTTTTAAACCTTTTGTTTGTTTCTTTTTTCCATTACTCATAGTATTTATAATATAATTTAAATATTTATTATTTCAATTTTATTGTTTATAATAATATATCTTTAATTAAATATTTTCATTTTATATTATAAATACTATCATATTTATAATTTATATCTTTTTCTATAGGACCTAATAAAATTATAATAAGTACTATTACACTTATTAAAAAAGATAAACGCCTAAATATTATTTTGGTGTTTTTAGTATTTTCTTCAAAATTTCCCTTTACTAAAGTTATAATAAATACTATTACACTTATTAAAAAAGATAAACTCCAAAATAATATTTTGAGATCAAAAGTTACCAATCCATAGAAACCTTCATTTTTCAATACATTATTAATTACATTTGATGTATATCTATCCATATAAAAGGTTTCCTCAATATTATCTTTAAGTGTGAATACACCTTTATCATCCATATTTAAATATTTAAGAGAGGCAGGCCATTCAACTACTTCAGAATAAATATTTCTAGCATTTCTGATTGCTGTAATTCTCCTCGAAGATATTATTATTATTAAAGATAAAATTAAAACTAAAACTAAAACTAAAATTAAATCTTTATTCATAATATTTTATATATATATATATATTATTTTTAATTGGTATAATATCAACTGTAATAAATATAAAAAACAAAAACATATAATTTAAAACCCCAACACCCCCACATAATTAGTATGTTTATTTGATTGTTAATTATTTATTTTCTACCTTTTTTTTTGTGTTGTTTTAATATTTTTTTAATAAGTAATATTAAACTAACAATAAACCCTATTAATGAAAGTAGAAGAAGAGAAATCCAAATATTATATTGAGATGAAATCCAAGATTCCCCTTTTCCACTAGAGGAATCTAAAGTGTCGGTTGTATTGGGATACTCTTTATCTAAAGCTTTATTTAAAGTTTTCAAACCAATGCTGTTTAAATCTTTAATATCATTTATGCTTTTTAGTATAGGGTATCCAGAACTATCTCTTGCGATGGTTTCATCGTCATTAACAGAAATACTATTAAATTTATCATTCATTATACCATTTAATTTACCCTTAACTTTTATTGTCAATACCATTAACCATGCTGATACACTTAATAAAGCAATAGAACACAATAAAATTAAAATATATACTAACATTGCAATTAATTAAAATTTATTATTTTTATTATATATATATATATTATTATTATTTTTATTTTTAAAAATTTTTATTTTTTGTGTTTTTTATTTATTTCCTTATTTTATACATTTATTCACTAGTATTTATAATTATTACACTTAAAATTTATAAAGACAACGTTGCTCTTCTTTTTTTACAACTTTTCTAAGACTTTTAAAAAAGGGACGGGATTTAGCATGAAGCATTTTTTTTTTACACTCAAAAAAAAAAAGAAAAAAATATAGAAAAAAAAAGGGACGGGATTTAGCATGAAGCATTTTTTTTTTACACTCAAAAATCGAAGATACAATTTTTATAGAAACTAAAAAATAGATTTTTTTTACCCTTTTTTGTCAAACCCAAAAAATAACTTGTATGTGAAAATATGTTTTATAAAGGAAAAATAAAATATTGAAATTTTGAAAAATGTCAAAAAATAAAATCCCCCCTCCCTTTTTTGCAAAAATGTCACATTTTTTGTGATTTTGGTGACATTTATATTCGTTTTTGTCCCTCGCGTCGCTCAAAAAAATGTGAAAACTTCTAAATTTTATAGATTTTTATAGATTTTTATAGAAATTTAGATTTTTTATAGAAGTACTATACTTTCTAATCCCTTATACCTTTAAAATACTACTTCTAAATTTCTATTTTTTTAGAATTAATTTAAAAACTATTTTCTAAGTGTAATATATATATAAAAGTAGTTATGTTTACTTGTGAAATTTGTAAGAGAAATTTTAAAAGGAAAGACTATTTAGAAAAACACAAACAAAGGAAAAATCCTTGTAAACCAGTTAATTTTCAAAATAAAAATCCCGTCCCCACGAAATCTAAATCCCGTGGGGTATCAAAAAGTCACCACTTTTGTATCATTGATACCCGGCCGATACCCGGAATTTTAGAAAAAAATGACATTTTGGATACAAGGGGTGTGAAAGATACAGGAAATGATTGTAAAATACAAAAAAACACAATTTATAATTGTGAATACTGTGATAAGAAATACAGACATAAACAGAATAAATACAGACATTTGAAAAATTGTAAAGCAAGAAAAACAAAATTAGAAGAAGAAGAAAAAGTTAAAAAAATATTAAAAAATTTAGAAAATAATAATAAAACTTTAGTTATTTGTGATAATAAAGAAATTGTAATAAAAGAAAATAATTCAAATAATTCTAATTCTAGTAATCAAAATGTAATAAATAATAATATTACAAATAATAATACTAATATAATAAACAATACAATAACTAACAATACAATAAATAATAACAATATAAATATAACAATAAATCCCTTTGGTAAAGAAAACTTAGAATCAATAAAAGAAAAAGATATATTAAATATTTTAAATGATATGTTTGTTTCCTTTTCTAGTGCCTTAACTAAGATTCATTATAATATTCCAGAGAATAGAAATTTCTGCTTACCAAATAAAAGTGATAGAAAATTCATATCATATTTTAATGGTAAGAAAAGTCTTTATGAAAACTCTAATAAATTCAAAGATAAATTATGTAATAAAATTATGAATCAATTAGAACAATGGTTTGAAATACATCAAAAGAAATTATTAAAAAGAAAAAAGAAAATGTTAATAAAAGTGTTTGATACATACTATGATGGAAAACTAGATAAGAGATATTATGAAGATATTGAAAAGTTTTTACTATCATATAGTTCTGATATGAAAGAAATTATGGATCATACTATTAAACAAATTACAAATGAAAACAATACAATATCTAGTTAAAAACACAACAATAATTTATCAATACAAATTATATTATAAAATTTTAAGTTTCATTTTTATATTTTATTAATTATTTTATATCTAGTAAGTAAAAGTTTAAAATGAAATTATGTGATATATGTTTAAAAACATTTAGAGACAATTATGCTTTGAAGAGACACCAATCATCAAAATCATGTATTGATATATCAAACAATACACAGAAAACAATACTATTAAATAAAGATTATACATATAATAATGAAAATAATAATAGTAATATCTACACAAGTAATAACAATAACAATAAAATAATTAAACTAGATAATAAATATACAATAAATAATAAACATGATGAAGATTATAAAAATTGTAAAAAAGTAATAATATCTAATATCAAAATCAAAAGCGATGAAATGGTGAATAGAGAAAAAAAGATTAAAGAAACACTTATAAAAACAACAAAGAATATATTAAATAACGAAACATATGATTTTAAACTAGAACCAAAAATTGTTAAAAATGGAGATATATTTAATTGTTCTTTGTGTCAAACAGAATTTAAGTATAGAAATAATTTTTACAGACATAAAAAGAAATGTCCCATAATAGTAAAAAACATATAACAGTAAAAACATAAAAATAGAAATATATCAATATTATACTATACTATAATTAAACATACAATATCTTGAATTAAAATATTATTAAAGTGTGTTTGACCATTTTCTTTTTTTTTCAATAGAGTTTCTTTATAAATTTTAAAGACTTTTATAATCTTTTCTTTAATTAATATTTGAATATCATCATTACTAATTATATGAGTTGAAAACCCCTTTAAATCTTCAAGTGGTAATTTTTGTAGAACTTGAAATAATTTGTTTGCTACTTGTTGGTGATTTTGATTTTTAATTAAAAAGTCAAGTATTTTAGATTGTTTTTCTGTCATTACAGGTGGTTGTTGTTGTTTTTCCTCAATAACATTTGGTTCTTCTTGGACATTAACATTTTGTTTTTCTTCAAATACATATTCGCATTTAACTACATCATTATTTTTATACGCTATATCAAATCCATCTCCAATATCCATATTTTTAAGTTTATTAATATCATTTTTATTTAAAAATGGATCTACTTCATTAGAATTATGAGTTTCATTATCTAATATTTCAAATGGTTCTATAGTAATATTTATGAGATTTTCAAGATGTTTCTTTGATATTAGATGTTTCATCATTCTAGATTTTGATTTAAAAATAACTTTACATAATTTACATTCTAGTGGATTATTTTTACTCATTGTAAAAAAATATCTCTTAATATATTGAATATATTACATATATTACTTAAATTAATTTAAATTTTAATACACATACTAGATAAGTATTTTAAAAACTGAATATAAATATTTATTATTTTATTTTTATAAATTTAATAAAAACAATATTAAAAATGCCTATTAATATCTATACTAAATATTTAAATGTAAAAGAAAATAAAAGAGAGAAATATGAAGAATTAATGAATGATTAAGTATGTTATCATTTATAGTTTTATTAGTTATCATATTATTCATTTTTTTTAGTATTTTATAATATTTATTATCATAAAATAAATAATTAATTTTTTTATCTTGTTTTGGTTTTGTTCCATAACAAATTCTACATTCTCCATTTAGTATATATGGTGTATAACAATGTTTCCAATTACAATTATTACAAGTAATCATTATTTTTTAGTTTTATATTTTTATATTATTATAAAAAAAATATGTATTGTAAAATGATATTAAATAATACATTTTATATAAAAAATAAAAAAAAATTGAATTTTGGTATATAAATACATAAAATACAATCATAAATTGAAAATGGAGGAACACAAACGAGATTCTACTCTATCGAAACCTGATGAAATCACTGATGTGCAAGGCGATATGAAAGGTAAAGGTAAAGGTAAAGGTCCTATAATTGATGTTGATAGCGGAACTTATGAAAATCAGGATATTAGTAATGCAATAATATTATATGACTCGTTTGATTCAAAGGATAAAGATATAAGAGAAACACATGATGAATTTAAAGAATGTTATACAATAATAAAAAGTTTATATACAGAAAAAGAAGAAATCGAAAAGATAAGAAACAAATCAAAATTGTTAGAATTAAAATCTATAAATAAAACAAAAACTGAAGAAGCATTAATTAAATTGGTTGAAATTTATAAAATAAAACAAGAAGAGAGTTTATCAAAAGAAGCAACTAGAGATATTAAATTTATTGAAAAAGATATAGAAAAAGAAAACGAATATTTAATACATCAATACAAAAAAGGGAGTAATATAAATAGTAAGGAATTAATTAAATCATTATCAAGTTGTCCTTATAAAAAACGTAAAGAAAAAGAAATGTCTAAATTAAATAGAGATTATGGTAGATTAATTCAAATAAGTAAAGAAATAAACACTATTAAAGAAACTTTAGTTGATAATGATCGAACAATTCTAGATTTATTAATCCAGATGAAAATATGTAGACAAAACCGAATTAAGTTTGAAAAAGAATTAGAATGTAAGGAAAAAACATATGAAATGTCTAGTAGAGAATTAAAATATCAAAAAATAGAAGTAACGTTACAAGAATTTGACAAAATAAAAGATGCTCTAATTAAAAAAGGTATTACTAAGGGTGTTTTGTATAAAGGTTTTGATATAAGAGATAATAATCCAATAAATGATAAAATAATACGTTTTGCGAAAAGAAACATTATTGGAACTGAATGGTATAATCCTATTAAATCAAATATATGTGTTGATAATATGGCAGGAACTCTATACTTTTTCAAAATTAATAGAAAAAATATTTGGGAGTTTGATTTTGAACTTAACTTAAGAGGTTCTAATATAGGAAAAGAAATGAGCGAAAGAACAAAATGTATTAGTTCTAATGGAAGATTTAATCATGATTTAACAGAATACAAAGTTTTTCATTTGTTTGTTGATGGTAAAAGAAAACAATCTTTAATTGAAGAGTCCTAATAATATTTCATAGATAATAATAATAATTAAATAAAATATTAATAATAAATTTATTTATAACCATAGTATCATATATAATAATATTTATAGAGTTATTATTGTTAATATTTAATAAAAAATTGATTTTTTGTTATTAACCAATAAAAATACAAATAAAAAGAAAATGGAAGAAGAAACTAAAGTACTTCAAATAAAATCTTCAAGTGGTTTAAATCATTCAATAAAATATGTTCATGCTAAAATGAGTGGTACAATCGCTAATATGTTAGATGATATTGATTCTACAGATATTACAATACCAATAAATAATGTAAGTGATATTATTTTAAAAAAGGTAATAATATTTTGTAATGAAAAATACCCAAATAGTGATATTGATCCTACAGAAGAACAACAATTGGAAATGAGAACTAAACCGTTATCAGATTTTGATCTTGAATTTACAAGAGTTCCACTAAAAGAATTATTTGAAATGATATTAGCCGCAAATTTTCTTGACCTAAAACCAATGCTAGATGTATGTTGTAAAGCAGTTGCTGAAATAATTAAAGGAAAGACACCTAATGAAATTAAGAAGGCATTTGGTGTAGAAGGGGAATTTACTCAAGAAGAGAAAGAACAAGTTCTTAGAGATAATCCTTGGTTAGAAGATCCAGAAGATACATCATCCAATGAAGGTGGTGGAGCAGCTGCTCCACTAGAATAAACACTTTAAAAATTAATAAATAAAATTATAATTAAATTAAATATATATTAAAATAAAAATCAAATAACATTATTTTTTTCTATTATAACGTTTTTTCTTAGTATATCTATGTTTTTTCCTTTTAAGTTTTCTAGTATGTTGTTTACCTTTATATTTATTATGTTGTTTATTTCTTTTAAAATTCATAAAACTATCTCTCTGACCAGATATCATTTTCCTTTCAATAAAGCATTTTACCATGTAATCTTTATATAATTCTTTAATATCTTCAATCATATGAAAAGGTATTTGATTACACATATTTAGTTTTAATATTTTACTGGTTTTATTAAACATAAAAAGTTCTTCATAAAAGACAAACTTACTATTTGTTTTTAAAAGACTATCCATATTTACTTTAGCATCTATTTTTTTTAAAGGAAAGCAAGCAGTATATATTTTTTTAGAAGAATGTGTTAAGTTAGCAATATTAATAAACATACCTTGTAATAAAGAAAGCATTATTCTATCATCTACAACAACATTATAATCTATATCAAAATTAAAGAATTTATGTAAGGGACTATATCTTTTACCACCACCAACAATCTCTTTAGTATTATAACTTTTATATTTTTTACTGGATTTAGATTTAGATTTAGATTTAGATTTAGATTTAGATTTAGATTTAGATTTAGATTTAGATTTAGATTTAGATTTAGATTTTTTCTTTTCAAATACTCTTCGTTTTTTTAAATCAGTTGAACTCATAACATCTAATAATGTGCGATGTAATTGCTGAGACATTCGTTTTGCTAACACTAATTTATTATAATTAATAAAGTTGTTATTACACCATTTCCGAACATTTCTATTTTCTTCAACTTTTTCTTTTTTAATACTAGATATACTTTTTATATTTATACTTTTCTTTTCCTTACTACTTGACCGTTTTGATTTTTTTGATAAGGATATCTTTGTTTTTTTGAGAGAGTTTTTATTAGAACCAGCACCACCAACTGTGTTCTTCTTTTTTGATTTTTCATTATCTATTAAAGATTTTATAATTGATTTATCAACATTTAATTTTTTAAGTAATTTAATACTTTTTTCAAGTTTATTATGAGATGGTTTATTAATACGAACTGTATTATCTTTTTTTATTTGGTCCAATATGCTGATTTCTTCATCTAATTGTTTTATATATTTAGGATCAGTTTCTTCATCTTTTAATTGAATGTCATTTTCTTTTCTTTTAGCACTTAATTCGTTTGCTTGTTTAAATTCGCCATCTTTTTCTCTAAAAAGAGTAAAGGCTTTTAAAAGGCTAAAAGCGTCTCCGTATTGATGAGTAAATAGTTTCCTAGATTGTAAGAATTTTTGTTTTTTTTGGGCGTTTATTTTTGGATTTTTCTTTTTATCCTCTCTAAAATCATTAAAAATAGTTTTTATCATACCATCTGAAGTGATTAATAATCCTACAATATCACATACACTACGACTACATTTATAATAATAGCTAGCAATAATTGCTTTAGCGAGTTGTGGTTTAAGACCCCTAAATTTAGTAACACCATAACCCAGGTCAGTAATTGTGCCATCATCTTTAGTAGATGTAATACAATTAAGAGCGTGTAGAGTTTTAAGAGCACTGTCAATAAATATTTTTTTGGGTGGACTGATAAATTCATTTAGAAACAGTTTTAAATCTTTAACATTATTAATATATTCTAGTCTAAAGAGGTCTAACATATCACTCGTAATATCGCTTTTTTGAATACTAGGTGTTGGATATTTTTGAAGTGTGTTTTGATGTTGTTGTGTATAAAGATGAAAGCATACACCAGGTTTAGTTCTTCCTGCTCGTCCCCTACGTTGTTTAACACCTGAAAGAGGAATTGATTCTTCAGAGAGACATCTAGACATTGTAGATGGTTCATAAGAGTCTTCATATTCAAGACCACAATCTATAACGTATACTACACCATCAACAGTTAAAGAAGATTCTGCTACATTAGTCGCCATAACTACTTTACGAGTATACTTAGAACCTATATTACTTGTTAACTCAAGATATTTAGTTTCATCAGTTGCGAGGTTTTCTTCTTCTTTAGAACTCTTACCTGCTAATACAACACAAAAAGGATTAAATTTAATATGATTAGTTTTTTTTAATTTATTTGTTTCTCTATGAAGACTATCACAAAGTGATTTTCCATCACTGCTAGCACGTATAAAAACAAGTATATCACCATCTTCACTAGTTTGTAAAATATTTATTATACGTTTTATTGCTAATTCTTTCCATTCATTGGGTTTTGGTTGTTTATTAAGCCAATAATCTTCTATTTTATAGGAAGTTATTTCACCAGCATCAACTTCTCCAAATCTAAAAGGTTTCGGGTAGTAATTGCGGAAGACTTCTAAATTAATAGTAGCACTCATAATAACTAATTTGAGATCTTTTCTTTTAGTCATAGCTTTTTTTAAAAGAAGTAAGAGTTGGTCTGTTTGAACACTTCTTTCATGTGCTTCATCAATAATAATACATTTATATTCATCTAGGTATGGGTCAGAACCAGTAATTTTGGAGATAATACTACCTGTTGTTGTAAATATAAGTTTTGTTTTATCGGTTGTTTTATTTTCACCTTTAAAGTAATAACCGACTTCTTCACCTACTTTAACATCAAGACATTGTGCGGCGAATTCGGCAGTGCTTCTAGTAATAACTTTTTTAGGTATTGTACAAAGAACTTTTTCTTTATAATTAAAAGCATGAAGCGCTATTTTAGGGATAAGAACAGTTTTACCAACACCTGTTCCTGCTTTTGCTAATGTAACTTGATTATTTTGTATAGATTTAAGTATATTATCTTTGTGTAAATAAACAAGTTTAGTTTTCCATATTTTTGCTAGATTAGCGTATGTAGCAGGAAGTGTTTCACCATCTATATTTTTTTGAATATGTGAGTAAAGATTAGCATATGGTTTATTAGTAAATGGATTTACATTTAATCCTTCTGGATCATATATTCCTATAGGTTGTTCTATTTTTTTAGAAGACATAATGTATTTATTATAGTATAAGATATTATTATTGATATTAATATTAAAAAAATGAAACTTAATTAAATAAAAGAATATAATAAATAAAAAAATGAAAGAAACAACAGAAAAATGTCCAACATGTTTAGAAGATTTTAATACTGATGACCCAGATAAGACTCCGTATAGAATATGTAATAAAAGTCATTTTAGTATATGTTGGCATTTAAGATATATATATAATATTTTAAAAAACTTTAAAATAGTATAAATTTAATAAATAATAGACAAAAAATATAAAAATTGAAATTGTTTTATATAAAATAATATATTGCCTATTATGTATGGTAATAAATTAATCATCTCAATATAATTGAGAGAGTAATTTATTTTTTTGTGGATACTATAATATTAAAAATAGTATCTAGTATATTTATTATTTTTTAATATTAACTTATTTTAATGTATTATAGCATCAATAAATGTATAATAAAAAGTGTATGTATTATTAATACAATTCGTATTTAATCCCCCATAATCCCCCATATTTAAAGATATATTCGGATACTATATAGTATATGGTTGTATGGTATAATTATTTTTTAGAGGGTAATAATATTTTGACGAGTATAATGGGGGAATGTAATAGGTTATTTTTTTATTAAAATAATTAAATATTAAATAATAATGTTCAAAAATATAATAAAATTGAAAGTTTAATTTATAATATATAAAGTAACAACCTACAAAATGGAATCATATCAAAAAAAAAGGAATCAACAAATGGAAGCAATGCAAACTCGTATGTCAGAGTTTATATTGGAAGTCGCAAACAAATTGCCACAAAATTATATAATAGATAGTTATAGTGAAGGTGGCAGTGTTAAAATTATATTGCCACAAAATAATTATTATCCAAATATTAAGAAAATATCTGTATCTGCCACTAAAATTATGGAATGGAATGATCTTACAACAAAAGTGTTGGAAACTGCCCTTGTTGGAAATAATGGTCTCATATATATAGAAGAATTGGGTTATGAGGATGTGTGTTTACACGACGATAATAAAGCAGTGTTGGCAGAGATTATTCGTCTGGCACAAATAATTTAAAGTTTATAAAGAAGTTATGAGTGAAGTATAAGTTTATGGTGGTAGAATGTAGATTCGGTAAGATTTATCTTAAGGTATAATAATAAT